AAAATTTTATATAAATATGTATCATTTTAAATAATATATTATACACACAAAATTATTAAAATATTTTTAAAATAACTATTGACTTTTATGTAATTATATGATATAATATACACAAATGACAGAAAGGAGACAAAAATGAACTGGTATATTAGCGATTTGCACATAGGTTGTGTAAACAAATACGACAATAGAACTTTAGAAGATGACAAAAGAATTATAACAAATTGGAACAATATAGTTCATAATAATGACCATGTATATGTATTAGGAGATATAGCAAGACTTGGTAGCAACAAAGATAATGAATATGCTTGTAGTATTATATCTCAACTTAAGGGAGTGCGACATTTGGTTGTCGGGAATCATGATGAAAAAGGACTTAAAGATAATAGGGTCAGTCAATTATTTACTGAAATTACACCATATAAAGAAATTACAGATAATTTTAATGGCATGAACCACAATATTGTATTAAGTCATTATCCAATATTGTTTTGGAACAATCAGCATAAAGGTTGGATTCACTTATATGGTCATGTTCATAAGTCTGATGAATGGCAAAAATACAAGGAATGTTTAGCCGATGTGAATAGTTATTTTGCCGACAGAGAATTAAAAGGATATACAGATTGTCCACAAGCTAAAGCATATAATGTTGGTGCTATGTTAGATTATATGGATTATACACCAAGGACATTGAAGGAAATTATGGAGGCGAATTTATGACTAATTCTGATAAAGCAAAAGAATTGCAAAAGTGTATTAAAACAATTTTACGATATTGTGAGTCAAAAAAAGATTGTAATGAAAACTGTATATTCTATAAAAACAGATATGGATGTATAATCAATATTCCAGATAACTATAATTGTGACGCGTTTTTAATTCAAAAATTTTAAAGAAAGGAATAAATTAAATGAACTTAGAACTATTAAAACAAAAATATAACTGTATCTTTTGCAAATATAGGAAACTGAATAAGAACCATGATTATGCTTGTATGGACAGTTGGGGAAAAGATGATATTGGAGAATGTAACTCATTATATAATATTTGGTACGGTAAATTAAATAAACATTTTCCATTCAACATCATTCAATATTTTATTGATAAATATGAAGAAAAAATTACAAAAGAATATTATGATGATTACAATGAAGATTTTACAGAAAATAGCTCAATGAAATTCATTTGGGGTTTGAAATCTTATGATAACTTATCCAGTTACGATGCTAATTTAGAAACAATGAATGATATTGACTTAATTTATCTGAAAGACGAACAGAAATATATTTTAGGTGTTGAAACAGCATATATGTTCAATTCTAAAGAAGCAGAAAAAGAATATTTTAAGGCTTTACTTGATAAATTTACAGAATGGATGAAAGAACAAGGATATAATACTAATTCAACATTAAATCCATATGGTGATATGTATGAAATTTTTACAAGTGGCATCAATATCAATACTGAATTTGATACAATAGAAGATGCTTATAGAACTTTTAGATTATTAGTGAATGGATACTTGACTTTGTAAGAAAAATGTGGTATAATTGGTTATGATTGAAAGGAAGACAAATAAAGAATGAGTGAAGAACTTAAACCATGCCCGTTTTGCGGCGGAAAAAGTGTAATTAAAGCAGTTAATAAAAATTATGGTCTTACCATTTGGTGTCAGTGCAACGAATGTGGTGCAAGAACCGAGGGATATTGTCCAAATACAAATAAAGAAGATGAGACTATGGAAAGTATTGAACAGTGCAAAAACAAGGCTGTCATACTTTGGAACAGGAGGGCAGACAATGGGAAGACTGATTAATGCAGATAAACTATATGAATCTTTAATTGAAAATATTAGTTGGTTAAAGGAACAAGATTATGAAACGTATTGTGCTGTAGGTGATGAAATTAGGTTTGTTACTGACCAACAGCCGACCGCTTACGACCAAAACAAGGTTATGGAGCAGTTAGAAACCATGAGAATGCGGTACTATTTAACCTATGCCAATACAAGAGACAAAACGAATGATAGCATATGGGAGAAAGTAAGCATGGCAGTTGACAAAACAATCGAGATTGTGAAAGGAGACGGAATATGATGGGGAGATTGCTTGATGCAGACAAACTATTAAAAACTTTACAAGACTTAGAACCACATTGTGAGAATAAAGATTATGAGTATGGAATGTTAAAAACGATGAAATATTATATGCCAAAAATTATTAATGATGAACCTACTGCTTATGATGTGGATAAGGTTGTGAAGCAGTTGAAAGAAGTTAAAAAAATAATGACATCACCAGTGACCGTAGATTGTTTTGGAGAAGAATGCAGAGCATCGGACTGCACGGTATGTCTTATTAGCAAGGCAATCGAAATTGTAAAATGCGGTGGAAATTAAGGAGGAAATATGACAGTATATGTAACAGGTGGCATACATGGAAAACCTTCAAGACTAAGCAAAGACAATTTTTATGAACAGATTGTTAGAATATTATAAAGGAGAAATAATATGGATAATAAATACTTATATCGTGCAAAAAGACTTGATAATGGTGAATGGGTGGAAGGAGCTTTATTACCATTAGACGATGGAACATATAGAATTGCTACATCTTGTTTTGTTAGTAACGGTATTAATTTATTAACAGTATGTGCTTATGAAGTAGATGAATCTACTATTAGTGAATTGGAGGAATAAAATGGAAAGATTAACAACTAGAAATATAGCAGGAGTGGCGGTATATAAGCATCCATTTGAGTGTGAAAAATGTGGAGATGAAATTTGGAGATTGCCTGATTATGGCAATGAAAGTCCTACGGAAAAATTAGCTGATTACGAGGATGCCGAGGAACAGGGATTACTACTACGGTTGCCGTATCCGTTGTGGACTGAATATATTTATTTTGTTGATGAAAAAGATATGGATGTATACGAACTTGATGCTAAAAAAATAGAAGTCAGTATGATGCCGATTAGCAAGAAAGTCTTGTATACAGTTGATTGCTTTGAATTCTTATTTGAGGACTTCGGGAAGATTGTATTTCTTACCAGAGCGGAAGCCGAAGCAAAACTGGCAGAAATGGAAGGTGCGGAATGAGCGTTTGGAAAAAGACAAGCGAAGAGATACCACCTTTGAACGAGGATGTGTTAATCCTATATAAATACAAAGACGATGAACTAAAAGAAGGGAATATGATGTACGGCATTGCAAGTTGGATTCGAGACAGCAATTTTGGTTTTGAAAGATAGACATATTTTACTGAGTATTCTGGATATTTTGAAGTGATTTATTGGACACCACTTGTAGATATGCCACATATAGAGAAGGAGAAAGAATGAAGATGGAAGAATCTACTTTCACACAAGATAATGATAATAAACAAACAGAACGTATTAAAGTTAGTGAAATAGACATTATTGTAAGTATGATTAATGGAAAATCTTATTACGAAATTAAGTACAAAAAAGTCGGAGAAGATTATTACCACATTGGATATAGTTCGTATAATCTTGATTTTGTATTTGAATGGAAAGATAAGTGTTTTGAAATTGTTGAAGAAAGTGAGGTAAAGAAGAATGTTTTTAGATAATATAGATAAGGTTGGATACCCAGTTGGTACATTTAAACTTGGTCAAAAAATATATTATATTAGAGACAAAGAACATAATTTTAAATTTCATAAAAAGTGTGAATATTGTGATAATACTGGATATATACTGATTAAAGGTAAAAAATTCATATGTCCTGCGTGTAAAGGAGAATATGTATATAAAAAAATCATTGAAAAGGTTGTTGATGATTGTGATATGAGGATTGAAAGTATTATTACTTTTCAAAATAAAAAATATTCTTATGAATGTTATGCTACTGGTTCAGATGGTTGTGGGTTCCAAATTCGTAAATGTGATGATGGAAGTAATAGATATATTGGAACAAAAGAGGAAGCTGAAGCAATCTGTAAAAATTTTAATAAAGAGCATCAGGTGGATTTGTATTTAGAAGAATATACTCGCGCAAGCATTAAAGAAAACATAAATGATGGATTTTAAAAAGGATGTTGATTAAAAAATGATTGACATTAAAGATGAAGAAAAGTTACAAATGTTAGTGGATAGTCAATCAGAATTGAATTATCGAGAACTAACAAATTTCTTAGAACTGCCATACCTTAGAGGTTGCTCTAAAGATAAACAATTAAGCGAATTATCTAAAATTTGTAAAATAGAAAAAAATAAAACTAAATATAAAATAACTGAAATATATAATTCAGCACTGATAAAAAAAGATGGTAAATCTACTACATTGCCAGACATTGAATATATATTATTATCACAATTAAGTAAAAGTGACATTGACGGAATTTTATTTGTATCGAACAAAGAATTGTTGAGACTTTGTTATATGATTAACAATAATTATTATGCAATTCTAAATGATAAACATAAAAATTCAGCATTTATAGGTGAAAAATATGGATTTGATGACAGTTTTATTGAATATGTTGATAAGGCATATGATATATTAAAGCCGTCATTAGTAAACGCACTAAAATCCATGAGCAACAGTAAAGAAATTGCAATTACAACTGGTTATAAAGCTGTAAAAGAAAATAGCACTATTATTTGTGCATCAGTAACAGATGAATTGGGAGAAGAATTGTTCCGTATTCAAGGATATGCAATGGAAAAATTAGGAGTCAAAAAATATTCAGACTTTTGGGGAAGATATATAAATAAGCGTCAAGACTATTATGATTTATGCAATGCAATAGTTAAAGACAAAAGTGAAAATGATCCTAAATGGATTCAGAATGGGTGGAATTTTGACAAATTTTACCAATGTTATGCTATTACATTAAACATTAGTAAGATGAAATTTGACCTAAAATCATTGCAGTCAGCAAGAGAAGATTTGAATGGAATAACAAAGGATAAAATGCACAACACTAAACTATTAAGAGATTTAAGTTATAATGATATTGACAAATGGTTTATGGTATGTAATACAAGTCAAGGTGATAAACAATATAGTATTGTAGATGATATTAAGATAATATCGTCATTATAGAAAGGAGAATAAGACAAAATGATTTATTGTGTAAATATATATTGTTTCCAAGATACTTTTGAAAATTTACAGAATATTGATGAAGAACATTATAACAAAGATATTTGGGCTTTCGCTTATAAGGAAGATGAGAGAGCAACAAATCTAATGTGTAAACCTATAAAGGGTAGGATAGTAAAAAGTGGCGGTTCTTTTCCTAGTTATAATTTTTATGAATATAAAGCAAATGGTAAAGATTTAAAAAAGAATGGTGTAACTCTTTATGCAAGGTTCTTTACTGACACATATGAAGAAGCCGTAGAAGGATTTAATATGTTAGTGAATAAAAGAATTGATTATTTACAAAAAGAAATTATTAAGTTAGATAATATGTTAATTAAGAAAGGAGAATAAAATTATATGGAAAACAAATATTCTAAAAAGCAGTTGGAAGAATTATATAATTGTGACATTTTTAAAGACTTTGGTTTTAATGATAGTCATTTATTTTTGGTAGCACAAGGACTACCTTTAACAGAAAATGGGGATGATTGTTTATTTACATATGCAGATGGATGGGACTTAAATGAGTTACATGAAAATATTAGAAATGCTATCTTAGAACAATGTATTGAATTTTAAAATAATTTTGCACTATTTTTGAGCAAAAAACAAGACAATATTGGCTAATGAAAAATTTTGCACTATTTATATGTATATTTATATAATAACTATATATACATTTAGTGCAAAATTATAAAATGGCTAAAAACATTGATTTTAAGGGATTGTTAAATACAGTCCCTTATTTTTGTGTGTGGGAAAATATATGGGGATTGTGTGGAAAATAAGTGGGTGGATAGTGGAGATTTGGAATAGATTATATGGAAATAGGTAAGGGAATGGGAGATTAGGGGGGAATGGTGATTAAATGGGGATTGATTAAGGGATGTGGGAGTGTAAGTGCTACACTGCCCCTTGCCAAAACCGGCAACCCCTATTTTCTGATAATTTACCCCCATTCTATTGAATTATCAGACAATTCCAGACTAGTAGTCATCCCGATAGAGTGCTAATAGTTTTAAAATAATCCCGATAACACACACTTTTATAGTTTATTTTGTGAGTAACTATCTTCTGTATTATAAAATAACGAGTATTATATAAAAATGTGGATAACTCAAAAAAATGTGGATAACTATGTGGATAACTTTATTGTTAGGGTAATAAGTGCATGGTTTGTGAGTGTTCAACTATCTCAACAGTATCATATATATACACATCTAATCATCATCATATCACTGTATTATTAATCTAATACAATCATACACCACATCATCACACTATCACATAGTATTATATACTAAACTATCACACATAGTATCTAATACTACTTACTAACATTATATCATATAGTATATATTACTACTTATATATATTATATATAACATCACATAGTTTTTATTACTATGTATATATTGTACTAATACAATAATACAACTCATCTTCTATCTATTATCTTCTATTTATTATTTTGTTCTATTTTCTTCTGTTTTGTACATTTTTACCATACCAATGTGGATAACTTTTCCCCATTCATTCAAACATCTGTTCTGTTTTTGTATATATTGTATAGTTTATATATTTATTATATATACATATTATACAATAAAACCCTGTCTTTATGTGGATAACTTTTTGCCCTGTATTGCGTTTTCGGCATCTTTTTAGTGGATGATTGTACCCTTATTTTTCTGAAAACGTCATACAGAGCCATTTTATATATGTTGTATAGTTTTTATGGTTTGTTTTGTGCATATTGCTATTTTAATTTTTTAGGATTGACTTTTTATCTATATAAGTATATACTTGTATTATCAGATAAGGAAAGAGCCTTGTGGCGGAGGTTGCCGCCATCATCAGTAGCAGATATGGAAAATGATAAAATTATAAAAAAGATGTTGACATATAAATCATAATATGATATAGTATATACATAAGGAGGAAATAAACATGGTAATTTTTGAAACACGCTACAGAGCAAATAAGGAAAAGAAAAATTCACAATGGTATTCAACAAGTGATGTAACAGTAAAAGTCGATGGAGGATATACAATTATGACACCAGACGAGTATAAAATTTGGAAAAATCAAAAATAATTTATAGTTGGAGGTAAATTATGGTTTATGATATTAGTTATTTAGAAGAAATTTTTACACAGCACATTATTAACTTTTGTAAAATGGGTTATAATTTTTATAGTAAATGTTCTGGTGGTTCAATGAAAATATATCTTTCCAATGGAAAAAGAATTTTATGTATTAGAATTGAAAGTAGAAAATGTATTGATGGTTTTTTCTTTGTTTATAAACAAGAATTAGTTATAGAAGTATTTAATAATTTTGATACAAATATTTTATGGAATAATAAAGGGGAAATTTTGAACATATATACATTTTATGTTTTTGATTCAAAAGGAAAATATAAATATACAGATGATTTTGAATTTGCAAAAGAAATTGAAAAGAAAAAATGTGAAAGAATATTGAGAAACAGACCATTAAGCTCAGTTTTTCATTTTGATTGTTGTTCTAGTAAATTGTATAGATTTGTAAAATCTAAAAAAGGTTATAAAACAGTAAAATCAAAAGATATATATAAAGTGGTACACGAATACTGTAATGATGGAAGGAATAATCGGAATTGTTATATAATTTATATTGATAAGAAACCATCAATTGTTTTTAATTTTCCTATTGACAAGTAATAAATAATATATTATAGTAAATATATCAAATAAAGGAGGTCATTGAATATGACAAAATGGGAAACAGAAATGAAAAATAAAAAAGAAGCTTTGGAAATGTTTTTAGGTGAAGAAGTGGAGAACCTTTATAAAAACATTTTTAAATCTGAATCTGGTGAAGAGTATATGGTTCTGACAGATGAAGAAGCAGATAGTGAGGTTGAAAATAGTATTAAAGAGTCTTTGTGGGCTTTTAATGCAGATTTTATTTTGGAGCATACAGATTTTTATCGTAATAGCACCGAATCAGAAGATCAAATTTTTATAAATAGTATTAAAGTTATGCAGAATACCCTTTGCGAAAATGCAAATAGTCTTGTGTATGCTATGATTGAAGATATTGATACTTTTATTGAGGACGCAATCAAAGCAGATGGAAGAGGACATTTTATTTCTATGTATAACGGAGAAGAAAACGAACAGAATGGATTTTATATTTACAGAATGGAGTGAGAATAGAATGAAGTTTTTAGCATTAGTTTTTCAGTTGTTCGCTACAATGTGTACTTTATCATTGCCGTTTATTGTATTATTTACAATGATGATTTTTGTATAGGAGGAAATTAAAAATGCTTATTAGTATATTGGACGATTTTGGAACAGAAATTTTTCGTGGAGAAGCAGAAGAGTTTTTATTTGAAAAAGAAAATAATATAGAACTTGAAATTTTGCTTGACAAACTGGAATCAATGCCGTATAATAGTATTGTAAGGTTTGAAGATTTAAAGATTGAAAAACTATTAGATTTATTGTGGAATTAAAGGAGGAAACGAAAATGAGTATGAGATGCAGAATCAGTAAATTAGACAGAAATTTAAAATCTAAAATTGTAGCAATGTTATATGCAAATGGTTGCGCAAAGGAAGATGTGGATATGTTAGTACAGTACGGCACATTGGCAGACGTGAAAGAATATATTGATATGGAGGAATTGTTTTAATGAAAACATTAGTTGCAATTTTAATTTTTATATCCATGTTTAATGTTACTATTACATGGAACAATGGAAAGAGAAGTGAATATCATGCGATATTTTCAATTTTAGCTTTCATTTTATTTTTGATTTTCTTTTAAAAAGGTATTGACATGATATATTGTATATGGTAATATAATATTGTAAATAAGAAATAGATATTTTATTAGAAAGGAGAAATAAAAATGGCAAGAACAGATTTTGATATTATTAGAGGTTTAATGATTGCAGATAATACTCTTGACTCTTGGATTTGTGAAACAGAAGCAGAAGAGAAAAGAGATTTGACAGCAGAAGAAGAGAATGCGTATATTCAGAATATTGTGGATATATGTAAAGAGATAATGCAGGATTTGTCTTGCGGTTTAGTGGAAGCATATAAAGAGATTTCGGAGTAAAAAATTCGTTTCCTTAATGGAGGATTTATTATGATTGTATATAAAACTTGGATTAAACATCTTGCAAGATATGAAGGATGGTTTTTATTAGGGTTTATTCCTTTATATATTAAAATTAAAAGATATTGAAATTCGCATTTCAAAGGTAGATTGGAGAAAATGAAAATGAAAAAAGTGTCAGGATATATTAGTGTAAGAGCATTGGGAACTTATGATTACGAATTTTATGTAGATGATGACACTACAGAAGAAGAAATCGAACAGAAAGTAAAAGAGTATGAACAGCTTAGTCATAGCTATAATGTAGAACAAGGTTATGAAGCTTATACAGAGACAAAATATAGAAAGTTTTGCAATTAAGGTTTTAATAAATTTATATATTGACATTGACTATAATATATGCTATCATATTATTGTAGTCAATAATGAGTATATAAATTGAAAGAGAGGACTAAAAATTGAATATTGAAATACTATGGTCTTATAAAAATAACGTGCTGATTAAAGACCTACAAATCGGATATGTATGGCTTTACAGCTATAACAAGCCTATTGCCTATTATGATGGCAAAATCCATATTTGTAGTGATAATTTAACACAAGCCAGTAAATTTCATATGGCAGAGTTTAAAAAATTTTTGAAAAAATGTTGACAAATGAATCTATATATGATATAGTAATATTATAAAGGAGAATATAAAACATGAAAAGAAAATTTAAAGTAAAGGGATATAGTTTAAATTTGAAAAAAGGATATTGATAAAATGTATTATGAGGATGAGATTTTCTTTTTTAATGGGAAACAAGCAGAATTAAACGGTTCTTGTATATGTGTTGCAAATAGGGCACGAGAAAATCCGAGGTTTAAAGAAGGAGAGTTTACGGTAGAAGAAATTAAATAAAAAGTGTTGACAAGCAGTAAATAATGTGGTAATATAATTATATCAAATAAAACAAGGTCTTTGAAACTTGGATGCGTTAAATTAAGATTTTCTTTTGGAGATATGAATATGATTACATTTAAGTGTTTATATAAATTAACAAAAGAAGAATTGCAGGGAATTGTACTTGATATTAAAAATGGTAAATCTTATACTGTTTCAGGCTGGGAGAATTATTATGCTACAGATGCAGATATTATTAAGTATTATAATTCCCTTTAATAAAAATTACATATCTTGAATAATGTAACTTGAAATTATGTAAAATCCCATAAAATCTAAGTTTACTATGGAATTAAGGAGAAAAATATGTGGAAGAAAATTATATATACAGATAAATTTGGAAACAAAATATCGGAAGAACAGATACAAAAGAACACGTATAAAGTAAAGTGTTGTAATTGCGGAACTATAACAAAAAGAATAGGCTATCGTTCCCCAAAATGGTATATACATCCAGATTGGTATAAATGTAGTAAATGTGGCGGAGAATTAGAAAAAGTAGTTGACAATAAATAAAAAATATGATAGTATAGTTATAGAAAGAAGAAAGAGAGGTAAGCAGAAATGAAAATTAAAGGAAATGAAGTGTTATGGTTATCTGAAAAAGGAAATGTGGCTGTAGCATATGCACAATTTGACCTTGGCAAAAAGTATAAAGTGTTCCGCAAGGTAAAGTATGGAGATAATGTTATGTGGGAATATAACAATTCGTTTGGAGCGCAAGGTGAAGCAATGAGATATGCAAAACAAATTTTAGATACAGAGATTGAGAGATAAAACAAATTTGAAGTTTTGTCTTGACAAGTAAAGTTATATGTGATATACTTTAAGTACAGTAAAGGAAGAGAGGTATTAAAAATGAATTATAAGAATAATGCGGAAAAAGAAAGGAATGATTTTGCACATACACCTCGCCAGATGGCAGAAAAACTCATTGAGTTTCAGCGAGATTTTACGGACGGTTGGGACGATGAAGATGCAATTTCCTGTGAGATAAAATGTTTGGAAAAGCTGTTTGACGAGTTGCAGAAAAGCGAAGAGTTTGAAATTCTTGCCCACCATCTAGATGATATGTTTTGTAACAGTGTTTTTGATGCTTGACAATACAAAATAGCAATTTCAAAGCATAGAAAGAAATGGAGTGAAAAACATGAATTATACTTATTTTGGAGATAGAATTGAAAGAAGTTCATTAGGGAATCTGGGATTACAGTTATTAGAATCTCAAGAGAAATTAGTTTCTCAGGAATATGAAATTGAGAATCTTAGAATTAAAGCAGCCATGTATAAAGCATATTTCTTTCGTAATTCTTCATTAGCAGAAAAATTACGAAAACAAAGTGAAGAAAACAGAGATGCACTTATTGGAGAGTTTGATGGTCTTTCATATGCAAGTTGGAGAGCTAATGCTGTATATAGAACGCTTGAAAATATGTGCGATGAAGGATTATTAACTGAAAAAGAATATAGAGAATGCAAAGTATGAAACAAGAGGTTCTTTAGATAATGGAAAGGAGATAATTTATGTATGGAAAAGCTGTTGTAACATTAAAAAATGGAAGTGTAGTCACTTTTGATGCAGATGACGAGGATAATATATCTGATTTTCTTTATGGAATCATAGAGGACAAATCAGATGAAGAAGTTTCCGGTGTACCTACATTTATCGAAGCATCCAGTTGGTGTCCAATGGCAGCTATTGGAGATATGTTTGAAAGAGAAGATTTTACCATTGAGATAACAGATTGTTATTAGGAAATTATAATAACTTATTGATAAGAATGGAAAATTAAAAAAGATGCAGTGGTAAACCAATGAAATTAAAAGGATTTATGATATGACAGAAGAACAATATAAATTTAAACAGAAAATTAAATGCGATTTGAATTATGATGTGGATTTTAATACTTATCATATTACAAGAGGACGCGGATGGTCAAAAGCAGATGGCTCTTGCGGAGCTTATATAGATGCAACTTTTACTGATAGTAAAGGAGTGGTTGATAAAGTTATATTACTGCTTTGCCATCCTTTAAGAAAATATAACAGAAAGAAGTATAAGCTGATTGAAATAGAAGATGTAAGAACGGGTAGCATATTCATAGAAATTGAAGAAACAATGAAACGATGATTTTATAAAAAGCTGGTACAATTTCTGTATCAGCTTTTATTTTATATATAGGTTAGTTTTAACTAACTTTATTTATTTTTTTAATACTCTATACTCCCCCTATTCATTGTAAACCTTTTTTCTACAAAAGTCAATAGTATTTTATACAAAATTTTATATAATTTTTTGTGCAACATTTTTGTTGACAAATATGTGGTTATGGTGTATATTAGTATTATCAAATGAATGGAGGAATAACAAAATGGTATATTCAATAAGAACCAGTGACACAAGAGCAAAAAAAGTTATTCAAAAATTGTTAGAACGGTACACAAATTTACATACCGATAAAGAGATTGAAAAATCTGCTTTATGTGATTTGTATATGATAGATAACAATGCAAGATATTATGTAAAAAACGGATACGCAAGAAAAATCAATGATAATGATTATGAAATTAGTGTGGAGGTATAGTTATGAATTATGTATGTTTTGGAAATAAAGCAAATTTTGCAGTATTAGATAGAGTAAATAAGAAATATGTATGTGTTAAAGATGGTATGTTATATGATAATACAGATAAAGTAGAAAAAATGTACAAAAAGTATTATGCAGATATTAAGAAGGGCAAAATTCCTGATACTAAAATGGGAGTATTATTTTATGAATACTTGCAAGGAAATAAAGAATTGAAAGATTGTATGATATATGATAGCGACATAATTTTTCAGACTGAGGATAGGATCGCATTAGATAAGTTTATCATCCAGTCACAAATTGGGCAATTAGACAGTAAAAGACGGTATTTAGATTCTTGTATTTCTAAAACTGAAAAAGCTGTAGGTTTATACACATATGGAGGTAAATAAGATGAGAAATGTATATGTAAATGGAAACGTTGAAACAATAGGGAATGACAGAGATATTATTAACATTATCAGAGAGAATTGTGGTTCAGATTTTGCAGAATTTATGGAATATAGATTGAGCCACATGGAAATATCCAAAGAACAGGAAGAAGAGATATTAAGAAATAGCGATTATTATAGTTACGAAGCAAGCCTTGATGATTGGAATTGTTGTGGAAATGATATTGTGGAAGAGTGCGAAAAGCAGATAGAATATATTGAAAATAGTAAAAGAATCAATAAAGACGTGCTATATAATAGCTTTATAACCATTGTAAAGCGTGTTAGAGGTATTTTATAAGGGAATGAAAATTCCCTTATTTTTTTGCAAAAAGGTATTGACAAAGAAATAAAATTATGCTAACATGTACTTAGATGCTAACATGTACTTAGGATATGGAGTGGACACTTTAGGACGCAAACAGGGAAGATACAATTTACGCTTTAACACATTAAAGTGATGACAAATTTAAAAAGTTTTAGAAAAAGTATTGACAAGTGTTTGTATATAGTGTATAGTAAGATTATCAAATAAAGAAAAGAGGTAACACACATGAAAAAGTATATTGTATCACAAGACAAAAAGACTGGTTTATATTATGCGTATCAAAAAGATTTTGACTATATTCCTGTGTCTGGTAGCTTTTCAAAGAAACGTACAGAAGCTATGGAATATGCAAAAATGTATAATAATCTGCCGAACAAAGTCGAAGAAATTGAACAGAGCAGAAAAGAACAATTTGAGAAAGAAATGGAATTGACAAGCGCAGAAGAAAAGTGGATAGAGTCATTTATAAGGAGATAAAAAAATGAAAAGAAAAACTTATAATAATGTATTAAAAGCAATTAAAATTATTCAGAAAAAAGGATATAACTTTCAAGAATCCAGTGAAATTGTGTTAAAAGTATTTGAAGAACACGAGAACGGGGAAATGCCTATTGAATGGTGGCTTGATAAAATTGTAAATAAAGAAGAGTGGTTAAAAGGTTGATAAAAATATCAACCTTTTTTATTTTTTGCATTGACAAATGTGTTGAAATAATTTATAATTAAATTATCAAATGAAGGGAAAAGGTAATTATTATGAGAAAACCTAAACAGAGAGATTTTTACAGAGAAATTGATATTGCTTTAAAATCATATGAGGAATACAAGTCATGGCATGATAAAAGCATTGACTGGATATGTAATAAAATAGACTGGTGTTGGAAATTTCGGCATATTACAAAAGAGCAGATGGAGGAACTTGCAGATCGTTGTTGTAATGTATTAGAAAGAGACTGATAAAAATATCAGTCTCTTTTTTTTATTTTGTACTTGACAAACTATCCAGTATATGCTATACTAAAATTGTGATAAAGGGAAGGCAACACAAAAAAGAAGCTATCGAATAGGGGAGTGAGGACATAAGTTAGTTGTAACTAACCTAGTATTGAAAGCTACATGATGCAGTACCGTGTATTTACCGTTTTAAGGCTTGTTTTGTTGTCCAGTGGTAAATTGTGCATTGAATAACTTTAAATTGATTTTAGGGGCATTGTAGCGTGTTATAGTGGTATATTAGAATACTGGAATAGGGCTGTAAGCGTGTATAAGCTGTTTTAAGCGTGTAAAAGTGTGTTGTGGTATATTTTATCAATGAATGATTAAAAGTGGCTTAAAATGGCAAATAAAAGTGCTGGTAAAGGGGATATGGATATGGCAAGATGTATATATCAAATAGAAGAAAAATAGAACGAATGATTCTCTTTTTTCTTGTTGACAAGTAAAAGAAAGTATGGTATAATAAGGTATAATAAGAAATCGGCTTTAAAGCGTTGATGAATCAATGGCACTGGCGGTTAAACTATTAGCGTTGACAATTTTAGTTGTCAGACAATTTTAACCAATAGTGCTATTTTTGTATACAATTTGAATTGTTTGTAAAATTGCCACAATTTGATTAAATTGTCAGAATATTTCAAAAATCCCCACGAATTGTCAGATAATAGGGAAATTTGGGGGGTAATATGGAATATGAAATTTCACCCAAGGGTAATATAGGAATTAAAAAATGTGGGGGAAAATATATTGACATTATTGTTCCAATGTGTTATAATACAAGCAAAAGAAAGGAGAATACAATGGAAACAGAATATATGTATTGGAAAACGATTTGTGATTATTTTTATAAGGATGAATTTGAATTATCTAATGAAGTTATTAAGGATGCTAAAACAATCAATCATGTCCAATATTTATGGAAATGTGCAAGTAAGGAATATTTAAAGAATCAAGATATTGATGATATGGTTGAAATGTGGACTAATCTTAATTCTTTACAACAAAAAACATATCAAGAATGTTATGATGAATTTCGTTCTTATTTAATGTGTGTAACAGATAGAATGAGCATCAATCGTTGGCTTCATTTACAGCTACTTATCAATAAAGTAAATGATTTAGTTTATGATAGATATTATAAGGAATATGATTGGCGAAATTGGGTAAATGAAATTCTAGGTGGGTTTACTGATAAGGGGCTTGTTTATAAATATGATTTAATTTATCAGGAGGAATGGGAGGAACAAATCTTACCTTTAATTAAACAAGCACAAAGAAATGAGGATTAAAAATCAAAAATGAAATTCAAAATCGAACCTAAGTTTGTAAACGATTATTTATATTTTCAATTTCAAAAGAAAAAGGAAATTCAAAATCGAAAACGAAAAATGAGAATTGAAACTGAAATTGAGAATGGATTTAGTGAAATGTTTAGTGATAAGATTGAAGAATATGATAATTAGAAAGGAGAATTAAAAATGAAACAAATTAAAGTATCACCTAGATATTATGAAGAAAGAGTGCATAATTTTTATTGTGATGGATGTGGTAAATATTTAGGTCAATCATTAGAATATGATGATGGATGGTATGAAGAACTAGGAAAATTTGAATCACAATGTTTTATTGATAGTGGGTATTATATCTTGCGTAAACATTTATTAATTGGTATCATCACTTACATTTAGATAATGAAAATGATAAACTAATTTCTATTTTATATTGCCCATATTGTGCTAAAGATTTGTATAAGGAGGATTAAACATGAGTGTTAATATCGAAACACAAGATTATATTAAGAAAAAAGAAATGGAAAGGCAAAAACAAAATCAGAATAATGACAATAACCTTGTAACTTATGCTATAGCTGCAATTATTGTATTTTTTATTTATGTAATATTGTTTAATTAAGGAGGAGAGAATAATATGAAAGCAGTAGATATTGTATGGATTGGAAATAAAAACTTACCGACAGAAGTAGAAGCACCAGATAATTATGATATTTTTGAAATTGGTGAATGGTTAATGGAAAAATATCATTGTGACATTGATTCTTATTGTGTATGGGGTGAAAAAGAATTTAGCACAATTTGGGTTGAACCAGACTGACATATTATATTATAAAATATAAAATGGTGTTTTTAATATTTAACAATACAAAATAAAATAGCAATTTCAAATGGAGAGACTAATGGAAATTAGAGTGATTGACTATGATGCGGTAGTTGGATTTGTTGATTATGGAACTATTGATAGTGAAAAGAATGGCGGATGGTCAACCAAAATGCGATGTAAGAAATGTGGCGCTGCATGGTTGGCTGAAAATCATGTAAATGGAATTGAAACGTGTCCAAAATGTAATACCACTGGAAAAAATATGTTATTAGGGTTGTGTAAGGAATAGAAAGGAGAGATGAAAATGAAAGAAACTGGTCTTGTAAGAAGAATAGATGATTTAGGTAGAATCCAAATTCCAAAAGTAATAAGAAATCAAATGTTTGGTCTTGAAGAATGGAACTCTTGGGGCGTTCCATTTGAATTTTTTATTGATGGAGACAGTATTGTAATTAAGAGATATAAGGAGAACGAAGATGAATAAGAATTTTAAAGGATACGATAGAATAGGACAATCTAAAATCAATAGACAAGATTGCAAAATGACTATTGTTGAATACAAAAATTCTAATAAAATAGTAGTAGAATTTGATGATGAAAATAAAACAAGAGTTAATACAACATATTATGGATTTTCTCATGGAGAGGTTAGAAATCCTAATTTAAAAGACTGTAGACAAATGGAATATGAAAAGCAATTTTTAGGAAAAGAAAATTACAACACACAAGGATGTTTAATGAAAATTATTGAATATAACGATGCTAATGATATTGTTGTTGAGTTTCAAGATGAGCACAAAGCGCAAAAACATTGTGATTTAAAAGGGTTTAAGTTAGGTCATGTTATGAATCCTTATTATAAATCTTTGTACGGTGTTGGTTATTATGGTGGAGAAATTCCTAAACATTCTACAAATTTGGATTATAAATGTTGGGACACTTGGAAAGGAATGTTAGAACGATGTTATAACAAGAAACGCATAGAAACACAACCAACATATAAGGACTGTACAGTTTGCGAAGAATGGCATGATTATCAAAATTTTAAAGTTTGGTTTAACGAAAATTTTATAGAATTAAAAGACAAAAATGAAAGAGTATGTTTAGATAAAGATATTCTTGTTAAAGGGAATAAAATATATAGTCCAGAGACTTGTTGTTTTGTACCAAATGAAATAAATGTGTTATTTACAAAAACAAATAAAAATAGAGGATTATATCCTATTGGCGTTTATTATAAAAAGAAGTTAAATAAGTATATTGCTCAATGCAGTGAAAAAATTGGGAGAGATAAAAAACAACAAAAGCATTTAGGAGTATTTAATACACCAAAAGAAGCGTTTGAAGCATATAAACAATATAAAGAAATGTATATTAAAAAAGTAGCTGATAAATACAAAGGTCAAATAAAAGATAATGTTTATGAAGCGTTATATAAATGGGAGGTAGAAGTTGATGATTAAAAATATGGATTTAAGAAACGAAATTATTAAAAAGAAAAATATTATTGCTATTTGTGGGCGTACATCTAGTGGGTAAAGACTATATTGCAAAACGATTGTCAACAATCTTAGACTATCCATTAGTAGTATCACATACAACGCGCCCTATGCGGTCAAATGAAACTAATGGGGTTGAGCATTGGTTTGATTCAAAAGAAGAATTTCAAAATATACTTGACAATCAGACTGTAATAGCTTATACTAAAATAGGTGAGTATGAATATTGTGCTACATTAGAAGATATTGAAGATAATTGTATATATGTGATTGATTATGATGGAATCAAGTATTTACAAGAACATTTCAAAGACCAAATCAACCTTAAAATTATTTATATCTATTGTGATGAGCATATCCGTAGAGCAAGAGCGTCAACACGTTCTGATTTTAAGATTGCATGGGAAGATAGGAACAAAGCAGAAGATGCGCAATTTGCAGAATTTGAATCTAACAGACCTTGGGATTTACTAATTGATAATAGCTATGCAAATTTGAATATGGATTCGGTTAAGAAACAAGTTAAAAGAATATTGAAAAAGGAGAAATAAAAATGGTATTTGAAACAAGTCAAAAATTAGACAAATGGGTAGAAAATCATAGAAAGAAATGTTTTACTCATGCAACAGCAGGAGAACAATTTGTATGGAAGTTTTTACCAAGTGGCATTATTGAATGTCAAACTGTAAAATGTATGTGCTGTGGTGCAGAATTTACCGATTATGTGGATTAAAAAATACAATGAATTGGAGATGATAATAAAATGGTAAAATTAAAAGTTGGTAGGAATATAATTGAACTTGATGAAAATGATCTAATTTTAGATAACGGAGCTTGTTATCAAATTGTTACTAAAAAAGTTGGAGGATTTGATTGGCATTATCCGGTAATGAGTAAAAAATTGTTTCATGATTTAAAAAAACTTGAATTAATTTTCACAAGTGAAGGATTAAAACAAGACGCTATAAAGAAATATGGTATATCGGTAATAACTTATTGGAAATTTAACATTGAAGGAATGAAAAAACTTGGATATTAAATCCAAAGAAAAATTGTTCCTCTTTGATACCTTTTGCAAGACGAAGAAATTATAAAAGACAATTTAAGTGAAATTGAATATTGGTATGGGGAGATTATAGAAAAGTATTATAATGAATAATAGTAATATTAACTTATATCAAGGAAATTGCCTTGAAATTATGAAAGAAATTAAAGATAAATCAATAGATATGATTTTATGTGATTTACCTTATGGCACAACAAAATGTAAATGGGATGTGGTTATTCCATTTGATAAATTATGGGAACAATATAATAGAATTATTAAAGATAATAGTGCTATTTTATTGTTTGGACAAGAACCATTTAGTAGTTTATTACGATTAAGTAATCTTGATAATTATAAATATGATATTTATTGGGAAAAAGAAAGATTAACAAATATCAATCAAGTAAAACATAGAGTGGGAAAAACAGTGGAAACTATATCTGTATTTTATAAAAAACAATGCACATATAATCCTCAAATGACTAAATACGAAGGAAAACCGAGGACAAATAAAGTTAAAGATGGTACACTTGGAAAATTAACAGATGAACAAGAAAAGAAAGTGATTGAATACAAAGATACTGGATGGCGTTATCCTACACAAGTTTGGAAATTTCAAAGAGATTGTTTAACTTCTAATTTACACCCGACTCAGAAACCATTGTTACTTTGTGAAGAACTTATAAAGACATTTTCTAATGAAGGTGACGTTATTTTAGATAATTGTATGGGTTCTGGTACAATAGGAGTTGCCTGTAAGAACCTTAATCGTAAATTTATTGGTATTGAGCTAAAGGAGAATTATTTCAAGACAGCAAAAGAAAGAATTGACAAAGCGTAAGAGTTATGATATAATACATACAAACGAAAGGAGAAATAAATCATATGAAGAAGAAAATTTTAGCAGTTGCATTAGGATTAGCATTGTGTTTTGGAATGACTGGATGTACCAATGTTGTCAATATTGATGAGAAAATTAAGAGTCCGAATTCAAAGTTATGTGATTTTGAGGTTGTTGAAACAAATTTTTATGGAGCAATTTTAGTAGATAAAAATACTAATGTTTTATATTACTGGATTCAGGGTGATAGTATGGCACCTATCTACAATTCAGATGGAACAGTTAAATTATATGATGGAGAATAATATATTGGAGGAAAAATTATGTATCAGAATTGTTGTAAGAAATGCGGAAGTATTGATTTGCATACAGAAGTGAAAGGTAATAATACAGGTCTTTACTGTAATGACTGCGGAGCATGGGTGAAATGGCTTGGTAAAGATGAACTAAGAGCGTTTGAATATGCTAATAAACATAGAGAAAGATGCTCAGATAATAGATTTGATATTATTGAAAAAGCAAAAGAAGATATTTTAGAAAAGACTAATATTGAAACTAACAATGAAGAAATGAAAGTATTAAACAGTTTTTTATTTAGATGTTGGCAAATGGGTTGGTTAGATAAATATAAAAATTAGGAAGTTGAAGATAGTTTAGTCAATCAGTTTAAGTAAAAGTATTGACATATTATATTTTGTGTAATATAATATGTGTATTAAACGAAAAGGAGATGTGAAATGAATTTAACAGAATTATATTCCAAAGCGGATTATCAAGATGAAATTGGAATGTTATTTCATATGGACTGTATGAATTTATTAAAAGAAATTGATGATAATTGTGTTGATTTATGTATAACAGACCCCCCCCTATGGAATGAATTTTCAATCGCATAGAAGAAAAGAAGTTTATGATAAAATCAAAAATGACAACAATTTAGATTTTCTTGATGATTATTTTTCAGAGTGCAGTAGAATTATGAAACAAGATACTGCAATTTATTGTTTTTGTAGTTGGCATAATGTAGATATTTTTAAGCAAACTTTTGAAAAATATTTTAAATTAAAAAATATTATTGTGTGGGTTAAAAACAATCATGGAAGTGGTGATTTGCAAGCTGGTTATGCTCCTAAATATGAATTGATTCTATATGGTAATAAGGGTAGAAGAAAATTTGAAAATGGAAGAAAAGAAGATGTGTGGTTTTATAATAAAACAAAGAATGAAAACCATCCTACGGAGAAACCCATTGACTTACTATCAGAAGCAATTATAAATTCTTCTAAAGAAAATGAAGTTGTATTTGATGGTTTTATTGGAAGCGGTTCAACTTGTTTAGCTTGCAAAGAATTAAATAGACGTTTCATTGGATGCGAACTTGATGATAAATATTTTGAAGTGGCTAAAAGTAGATTTTGTTGAAATAACTATTGACAAACCCAAATATCTATGTTATAATTACCTTATCAAATGAAAGAGAGGTAACAGTTATGAACTTAAACGATTATATCAAATCTTATACAGAATATGCAGAATATATTGATTTATCGGCAAACTCTATTCACACATATATTGAAAACATAACTAAGTTTTTCAATACTATCAATAAGAATGTAGAAGATATTAAGAAAGCTGATGTGAATATGTATCTTATGAAATATAAAGACGGTCATGCTTATTCTACACTTGAGATTATGGTTAGAAGTTTAAGTTCTTTTTATAATATCATTCTTGATGAGTTACAGTTAGTTGATATGGTCAATCCTATGGTCGGTATTAAATTGCCTAAACGTAAGGAAGAACAAGAGCATCATATGGTATTAGTTAAAGATGAAGTAATGGCTTTAATTCATAATGCAAAAAACATTCGTGAGAAGGCTATGTTAATGTTTATGTTCAATACTGGTGTAAGATTTTGTGAAATTAGTAATGTAACACTTGATATGTATTTGAACAGAGATAGTAATAATGCTATTGATTTAGTCATTACAAAGGGTATGAAACCGAGGACAGTATATTTAAGTGAAAATACTTGCAAGATTATTGATAAGTATATTACCGAAATGAGAAAAGATGGTTGTGAATATTTGTTTGTTAGTAATCAAGGCACTAAAATGGATAAACAGAGCTGTTCAAGAACATGGAAATGCTTGGCTAAAAGAGCTGGATTTGATGATGAGAAGATTGCAAAATTAAGTAACCATTGTTTTAGGGCGAGTTATGCAAGCTATTGTCTGAATGATTTAGAAGTGCCGATTTTAGCAGTAGCAAGTAGTATGGGTCATAAGAAGCCCGATATAACCCTAGAACATTATTATAAGGCTGATAGTGAAAAGATTGAAGGATTTATGAAGGAGGTATGTTAAAATGAAAGTAGAAGCAAATTGGAGTGGTAGTTATCCTTGTTTATGTAGCGGAGAATGGACGTTATTTATTGATGGAAAAGATGTGTCTGATAAGATTCCAAAAGATTTGAAAAATGAGCCTATGAATACAAAGGATATTTATTCAAGTTGGCGGTTTGGGATTGATTGGAAAGTAGAATGTGACAATTATCAAGACGGGCTTAAATGTGAAGACTGGATTAAAGAAAATAAAGAATGGTTAGATAAGATTACAACAGATAAAAACGAACAAGAAGATATTTATTATGCTTTTCAATTAAATGATTGGCGGTATGGAAGTTGTGGAGGGTGTATTTAATGAAATATATTATATATTGTACATCAGAGTGGAGATACAAGAAAATTATTGAAAAATATCCAATCATAAAAAAATACAATTATGAAATTGATTATCCTTATCTATGTAAAGAACAAGATAGATTATTGGTCGAAATTGACGATTTAATAAAATTTGCTAAAGATGTAAAACAAGAAATTATTATCATAACAGACCAATATAATGATGTGGATAAAGGTTTTGTAACTCTTGAAATTTATGACACATGGAGGGAATAATTATGATGGATGGAATTACAGTATTAAGTCAAAGTGAAACAATAGGATATATTGTATGGTTTATATATGCAATTATTGGATTTTGTATTTTTGGATGGGGATTGTTGATTATAAAAAAAGATAATTATTATACAGTTGGAACTATAATTTTTACCGTTGTTCCCATGTTCGTAGCTATTTTTTCTTGTGCAGAGGGAATATACAGTATGTCAACAAAGGAATATACATATAAAGTAACAATTTCAGATGAAGTAAATTTTGTTGAGTTCAACAATAAATATGAAATAATTGACCAAGATGGATTGATTTATACAATTAAGGAAAAGGAGAATAATAATGAAAGTAATTAAAGATATTGATAGTTTTATTACAGATATGGAAATTGATAAGATTTTTCTTGACATAGACGGAGTAATTTTTCATTCTTGCCAAGCTATGATTGATATTTTGAATGAACGATATGATGGCAATTTTGATGGTTCAGATGTAACAAGTTGGAATTTTCAGTGTTGCTATCGTGGAATGACAAGTGAAGAAATTGAAAGTATGTTTAACAATGGGTTATTTTTTAAGGTTGTCAAACCTATTGATGGAGCTTTAGAATTTATGGATAGATATAGGGATAAGATTATTCTTGTGACTAAAGCAAATATTGAGAATTATGCGCTTAAAAGAAAGTGGTTTGATGATAGAGGGTTTAAAGATATTCCGATGATTGCATTACCGTTGAATGTAAGTAAAGGTTTTATCAATATGGACAATATTAATGAGTATTCTTTATTTATTGATGATAGCACACAAAATTTAATTGATTGTAATGCTGACTATAAAGTACAGATGAGGGAATATTGTGATGATAAAGAGCGTGAATGGCAAAAAGGTTGGAATGGATTAGTAATGTACAAGTGGTAAAAAGGAGTTGACAAAGACTCCTTTTTGTGATATAATAGTCTTATCAAATCAAAGGAGATAAATTATGAGATTATCTAATACTAAATTAAAAGAAAAATATTGCACATTTTGGAACGATGAAAAGCATGATATTGGTGAAGTTTATTATGGAGATACACCTTTAATCCATTACGATGAAAAGGAATATGAATATTTTCATACATTGACTGGGACATTGGCTAATATTGAATCTGTAAATGCCTATGTTTATTCTCAAAATGGAATTTATGATTTATATAACACTTTAATCGGTGAAGTATATATTTCTGAAAATGGAACTGTATTACATGGCAACATTAATGTAAAATATCGTGGAAAAGTTTATACTATTATTCTACATGAAATGTATGGATTGCATGGTTTAACTATTTTACGATTGAGTAGTAAAGTTAAAGGGTTCTGCAATAGAGATGGTCAAGGTAGCCCAACAAGCAAGTATAGAACAGAAGAATTAGATAATGAAACGATATTAAAGGTATTAAATGTTGATTTGTCTGATTATGGTGAATCAATTCATAAGTTTATAAAGGCTTGTAAAGATTTATATAATAAAGATAGCACGAATTGTATCATGGATAAGTGTTTTAGTGCATAGGAGAATATTATGAAATGTTTTGATTGTGGTTGGCTTGATTGTGTTGTTTTGCCAGTATTGTATAGAAAATGATTATATGCTATATGCAACTAAAGAAGATAAAGAATTATGTGATATGATGTATGGAGGTAATGAGAATAAATGGAAACGATTTGGGAATACCCGTTATTAGGAGTATGGAATGATTGTCTTACTTATGAGCAAAATAATGTAAACGGAGCTAATTTGCCAGAAGAGAATTATCCAGTTTTAATCTATAATTATGATAGGAACAGATATTATGTTGGAACATTTATGCAATCTTGTGGTAAGTTAGGGCTATATAACGCATATAACGGAAAAGAAATGTCTCTGAATTATGTTATGTGGAGTTATTTTGGACTTGCTGACGTTGGTGATTGAAAATGACTGAACAAGAATATGAAGCGTTTAAAAATTTCATACATGAACTATTATATGAACGTATGACATTAGATGATTATGAAATTATTATGCGTAGATTAGGTGCTAATAAACGTGGTGATAGATATAACACTATATGTCACAATATAAATGGTGGTGGATATAATCTTGCGTTTAATAAAGAAACTAGATCTTTCTATTGTTTTTCAGAATGTAGTTGTTCATATTCTTTGTTATCTTTAATTAAGAAACGTAGAGAATTATTAGGAGAACCATGTAGCACATATCAATCATTAAAATGGCTCTGTAATGAGTTAGGTATAGAGTTTAATTTCAAGGAAGAAGTTAAACAAGTCAACACTAATATATACAAATGGCAGAACACCTTGTTGAAGTATACTAAGAACTATTCTAATGCAACAAATCAAATCTACGATAAGGCAATCTTGAATTATCTTACACCATGTTATTACGAGCCGTGGCTAAAAGAAGGTATAACAAAAGAATCACTTGACAAATTTGATATAAGGTGGTATAATAGGTTACAACAAGTGGTGATACCTGTATATGATGATGAAGGAAATTTAGTAGGTACACATGATAGGAACACTAATCCAGAGTCGATTGATTATGCAAAATACGACCATTTGAGAATGTTAGACGGTACAGAATATAAGTTTCAAATGGGACTTATGTTGTATGGTTTGAATATGAATAAAGCCGATATTGAACGGACTAGAACTGTTATATTGTTTGAAGCCCCTAAATCAGTTATTCATATAGACGGATTTTATGATTATAATATATCAGTTGCCATGTTTGGTATGAATTTACAAAGGGCTAAATTGAAATTGTTGTTAAAGTATGGTGTTAATAAGTTTATCATAGCATTAGATAGGCAGTATGAAAATGTTATGATAAATGGTGAATATACTAAAGAGTTCTTTAAGTATCGTGAAAAGGTTGATAGAATCATTGATATGATTAGACCGTATGCTCAAGAAATAGGAGTTGTATGGGATAATGACGAGGATAGATTCTTAGGATATAAAGATTCACCAGTTGACCAAGGCAAAGAAGTATGGGAAAAGTTGTTTGAAAGGAGAGAAATTGTATGTTAAAAATGTTAAGAAAGTATATGTCAAACAAGAAACTATTAAAAAATTTAAGAAGAAATGCACTAGAAAGTAACTATCAAATTTCAAGAATTGAATCTTGTAGATGGATTCCAAAAGAGTGCTGCATTTGGATGATTGATAGAGAAAATGGATGTTACCATACAGAATGTTGTCATAATTATTCATTTGACAATAATAGAAGAGGTGGATTTTGCACATATTGCGGTAAATTGATTGCTGTTCCTTGTATTGAAGAAGACGGAGAGTGTCTTAGTTTTTCTAATTAAGGAGGAAATTAAATGAGAATAAATACAGTAGATTCAACAAAGAATGAAGTAAATATTACATTAAATTCATCAGAAATAGTTGCAATTTGTAATGCGTTATATAGAGATAAAGAATTATTATCTCAATACAATGAAATGTATTCTGATTTTATGATGATTAGAGAATTAAGTCAATATGGTTGTGTGGATAATTGGGTGTTGGCGCAAATGATTAAGCAGAGAGGTCTAAAAGAAAATGCAGAAACAAGCTATTTCTAAATATGATTATCTAAGTATTAATATGGTGAAATTCCTTGTGAACAAATTATGCCAAATGGATATGTTTCATGTGAGGGTTGTAATTGCGAGCAAGCATTAGATTTTTATAATGATTCAAACGAAAATAGATTAACTATGGAAGGTGCATTTTAATGAAGATTTATAGATTGTATTACCTAGAACAAGAATATATTCCAAGTGATTATGTTGATGAAGATGGATATGTTGATGATTATTATGATGATTATATTGACCATGACATTACATTAGGATATTTTGCAAATACAAAAGCAATGGACAAATGGATTGAAGAACACGAAGACAATGACGGGAATATTGTAGAATTTGTAGATAAAAAATTTGATTATGTATGTTACGATGAAGATTTGCAATGCGAAGAAATTGAGGTGATTGAATGATTGATTATTGTATATGGTTTTATGATATTAATAACAAGTGTTATAAAACTGGTTGTTGCAATCAAGAAATTAGTGAAGATGATTATATAGGTAAATATTGTACTTGCTGTGGCAAAAAAATTTTCGTGCCTACTTTAAAGTACGCTGATAAAGATACATTGCAAGGAGGGTTAGCTTATGCAACTTAATATTGATATGGGTCAAATGATACAAGAACAAAGTCAAATATTACAAATGTGTGCAGAACATGATGGTTGTATTGATTGTCCTATGAAAATACAACCTATTCAAACTCAGACAAGTGTTTGGACTTGTGAACATACAGAGGTGGATAATGCAAGCAAAGTACAAGAATAAGTCAAGAAATGGTCTAAGAAACAGGCATGAATATATTATAAAAATATCTAAACCCATTGGACATTATTATGTATATGATTGTCATGTGATATTTGATGTTACTAAACAAGAAGAAATGGATTTATGGATAAATTATGGTAGTGAGGTTAGTATAAAGAATAATTGGGAGTTTGATAAACTTGAATTTGAAAACGAGTAAATTATGTGGTATAATGTGTTTATGAAAAGGAGATAAACAATGAGAGATATTAACAGAATTGAACCATTTATGAATGAATTATTAAAAATTTGGAAACTTGTTCCAGATTGGAGATTTGGACAGTTAGTTGAAAACTTTAAGAGATTTGCAAGAGTTGAAGATTTATTCTATATTGAGGACTATAAAATGTTAGAAATTTTAAAGCAGTTTAAGGAGGAATTAAAGTAATGGAGCTATTAGATACGGTAAAACTTATGGAAAGTGATGATTACAAAGAGAGATTTAAGGCAGAATATTTTCAAACAAAGATTAGATATGATAAGTTGCATAAAATGATTGTTAAATATGAATCTAATACTTTGAATTTTGAGCCATCTTGTAGTCTTGAATTATTAAAGAAACAAGCAAGTACAATGGGACAGTATTTATATTGTCTTGAAATAAGAGCCGAAATCGAAGGGATTGAATTATAATGCCAAAATGTCGTTGTTGCGGTAAACAACTTGATAAAGATACAGCTTATAAGGTTGGTAAAGCAAGTTATTATTGTAATGAAGAATGTTATAATAAGGTAATGGCTAAAAGAAATAAAGCAAAGGCTAAATATGAACCAAGTGAATCAAGTGACAGAAGAGTTTACACTGATTACATATTGAAAATATACTTAGACAATGGATATGATAAATCAGAAGTGCCGTGGACATTACTGATGAGCCAGACGAAAAACATCTTACAAGAACATGAAGTATGGTCTTATTTAACATTACAATATATCTTATACTATATGTATGAAGTATTAGAACTTAATCTATTTTCAGAAGAATCAAATGGTAGTATCTTATCTTTGTTGCCTTTTTATGGGATTGAAGCTGAAAAATATTTCAATCAGACCAAAGAGATTGAAAAGAGTATTGATGAATTTGATTTTACTGATAATGAAATTGTGATTAAGAAAAGTTGTGGTAATAAGAAAAAGAAATATATTGATATAGGAGAACTAACATGACAGTAAAAGAATTTTGCAATCAGCATAAACATGATAGTAAAGGATTTTGGTTATGCCCAAGTATTTGTAAGAATATGACAATTACACCAAGACTATATGAATATGGAATTAACTATCAGAATGTAGGTAGTATTCCTAATAAGTTGTTAGAAAAAGAATTAAAAAAAATATTTAGAGAAGATGGTGTGATTTGTATTATTTGGGAGAATGAAGTATGACAAATTTTGAAAAGATTATAAGTGAAATGACAATAGGAAATGTTGCTCATTCTATGATAGAATCTGAGTATCCTTTAGGTTATAGATATAAAATAAGCAATGGTAAAAAATATTGTTGTTATGAAGATGCCTTAAAGGCGGAAATTGAATGGCTTAAAGAAGAAATTGAAACGTAATGTTTATTATTATATACAAAAATGGCATTATGGTTTACTATAATAAACATTAAGAAAGGAGAAAAAATGACAGTACAAGAATTATATGATTTCGCAAAAGAAAGAAATATATTAGATTATGAAATTGAAGCTCAATACGCAGATGGTGGAGGGTATTATTATGGGTCAAGAACTACAGATGAGGGTGATATTGAAATAGAAAACAATGTCAAAACAATAATTATTTAGGAGATGAACTATGTTGGTTAATCATACTATAAACGACCGTTTACTTGGTTGCTATTTACAACGACCCGAATTAACGCTTGATTCAAAATATCCACTTGACAAAGACGAATGGACTATATTGTTTCAAAAGATATTATATGCTACGATATATAATTTGGCATTAAACGGTTGTAAAAGCGTTAGTATCATGGATATAGATGAGTTTGTTAAACCTTTTGTAAGTGAATATAATGTGTTAGAGGATAACAATTTTGAAGATTATATAGCAACAGTTATTGAATTAACAGATGTTGATAACTTTGAATACTATTATACAGAGTTTAGAAAATTCAGTTGTCTTAATGCTTATAAAGAAAAAGGGTTTGATATTAAGAAATTCTATGATGAAGATAAGAGCGAAGAAAGTCAGCTTGAGAATTTGAACCAATATAACATTGAGGATATTATTAACTATTATGAAGGATTACAAGTTGGAATTAAACGACAATTTAATGTTAAACGTGTAAAGGAAGAATATGTAGCTGGAACTGATTTTATGGAATCTAAAGAAAGATTCAAAGAATCACCTTTGATTGGCAATAGTTTTCAATCAGAATATCTCAATGGTATTTATAGAGGTATGTATGGTTTTATCATTCGTGGAGCAAAAAGCGGTGGTGGTAAATCTATTCTTTCTATGGGTGATTTATGTAAAGCTACAATTAAAGAATGTTATGATTTAAACAAACAATGCTATGTTAAAAATAAATCAAGAAAGGGTGCTGGATTATTTATAAATACAGAACTTGATTTAAGAGATGAACTTGACCCTATGATTATTGCATGGATAAGTGGTGTTCCAAGAAATCATATTATTGATGGTAGTTATGAAGAGGGGGAAGAAGAAAGAGTTGATAAAGCAAATGAAATTCTCCTTGATAGTGAGTTATACATTTGTGACGACCCAGAATTTACGACAAAAAGTTTAACTGAAACAATTAAAGACTATGCTTTAAATAAGAATGTTAAAACAATATGTTATGATTACATTAGTAATAATGGGTTCGTAAGTAAAGAAATATCAAGCGAAACAAAAGTGCCACAAAGAGAAGATATGGTATTGCTTGCATTAACAGATAGGCTTAAACAAGTACAACGTGAATGCGGAGTTAGTTTAATTTCTGCCGTTCAAACAAATGGGCAAGAAGATAATATGGAATACCCAACAGAATCTTGTTTAGCTGGTGGTAAATCCCAAGTGCGTAAAACAGATGGAACAATGATTATGTTGCCACCAACAAAGAAAGAACTGTCACAACTTGAATCTGCTATTGCCAAGTGGAATTGTAAGAATAATAAACAATCATTTGGTAATACAATTTATCCAAACAATGTCATACATATTATTAAAGGTCGTGGTAGTAAATATCCAAAGAATATTAAAGTATTTCAGTATATTGATTTATCAACAAGTAGAACTTTAGATATGTTTTGCACTGATAAGCAAAACAATCCTATCAATGTAGATAAGTTAAAGATTGAATATGATGACTGATGTATTAGCAAATGTTAATTTCTAAATTTATTAAAAATCCAGTTGACAAGACTGGATTTTTATGTTATAATTGGTTTATCAAATAAAGGAGGAATGAATTATGAGAGAAATGTCAAAAGTGATTGTGTATTATGATGGGACTTGGGAGATTGAAGATTTAGATTGTAATTATGCTACTCAACATTTATATTGTACTATTAAAGGGAAATCCGGTGAATGTTATCATTGTCTTAAGGGAAGAGAAGAATATTATAAGAAAAGATTAGTGAAAAGTATTATTAGAAAGCAAGAAGAAAAAGTTAAAAAAGAACAAGAAAGATTAAATAATTTGAAAGAAATGTTGACAAACATTGATTGATATGATATAATACATATATCAGTTGGAGGTAGAATATGGACAATAAAATTTTACAAGAAAAAGAACATTCCTGCAAAGGTGCTGAATGGGTTTTAGAATATAATAATTTTCTTGATAAAGTAAACAAAAGAAAGTCAGAACTTACAAAATTACAATCTGAATATGATTTGCAAAGAGAGGATATTTTGCACTATATTGAAATGAAGAAATGTGACGCAATTATTAGTGCAAAATTAATGAAAAAATTAAAAGAAATCAGTGAGCGAAGGAGGCTTGTTAAGGAAGAATTACAATCTTTGAAGTCGATTTCTGATTTGTCAAAAAAATCTAAATATAAGAATAATGAAACATATGTATTTAAAACAAGTGTAATTATTGATTTGTTAGAAGAAAAGGAGGAATAGAAATGGAATTTAATTGGGAAGATTTTAAGAATAGTAATGGTAAAATTGCAGTGCATTGCAAAACAGAAGAAGAAGCAAAAGAATTTATAAAAGAGTGTTTCAAACATGGGATTAAATGGTGCTATAGTGATGAGAACACTACTCATTGGGAGGAAGTAAACAAAAGAAATTATTATGTTTATAGTGGGAGGCACTTATATTACGGAAATGGGGTTAGTAATCCAAATGAAATAACAGTTGTAGAATATAAGGAGGACAACAAAATGGAATTAAAAGAAGGTATGATTGTTGAGTGTAGAAATGGAAGTAGATATTTATTAAGAAAGGTTAGAGGTAACTTGCTCCTTAGTGCAAATGAAGGCTGGGATGAGTGTACTTATGATAATAATTTTGTTGACATTGGGGAAGATTCTAAAGAATTTAATGGTGATTATGACATTATGAAAATTTATGAATCCAATGCTCACGTATTAGTAAATTTATTTGATGATGATTTCCTTGAATGTATTTGGGAACGTAAAGAGCCTAAGAAGATGACATTAGCACAAATTAGTGAAGCACTTGGATATGAAGTGGAGGTAATTGATAATGAGTAATTATAAGTTTAAGGTTGGAGATAGAGTTAGAATCTTAAAGATAGATGAATGGTCTTCTGAGAACATGGTAGGTAGAATTGGAATAATTGTAGACCGTGATGATGATGAAGGTATAAACGGTTATCTTGTTGATTCAGGAGACAAATATATCGGTAGTTTTTGGTATATGGAAAATTCATTAGAACTTACTGAGCCAAAAGATGATTATAATGAAAAACTGACAAGTAAAGACGATGTGTTAAATATTCTTTATGAAACAAAAGAAAGCGGAGTTTTTAATCATGGAACAATTAATGACCTTATTAGACGAGTAAGTGAATTGCCATGCAAATAAATGAATTATATGGCAATGAGCCTATAACAGTAGAATCATATTTAGAAAAATGTAGGGTTGAAGATACAAAAGAATATCTTAACCCCACTGGTAAATATATTGATGAATGGTGGAAGTATGAAGATATCCCATATGCTTGTCAAGAAATTGAATATTGGTCTAAGTTAGATAGCACATTGTTTATTATTCAAGATGGTGATGGAGATGGCATATGTTCTACTGTAATTTTATATCAATATCTTATGAAATTAAGTGACAAGTGGACTATTAAGATTCTTATTCATAGCGGTAAACAACGTGGACTTGATGATGAAGATATTATGGACAGAATTAGACAAGAAAGACCTGACCTTGTGATTATTCCTGATGCTGGAACAAATAATTGTGAACAAGCAGACGAATTGTGTGGACTTGGTATTGGGCTTATTGTTTTAGACCACCATGACATAGTTACACCAATTGGTAAAGGGTGTCTTATAAATAATCAAGACCTGAGATATAATGTATCAAGAAATGGTAGCGGTGCTTTAGTCACACATAAATTCTTACAAGGATTAGACAATCAACTCGGCTTAGATTGGTCGGGATATTTCATAGACTTAGTAGCATTAAGTCTTGTATCTGATAGTATGATTATGTCAGAAATGGAGAATAGAGAATATTATCATTTTGGACTTGAAACAAGAGATTATATAAATAATAAATTTCTTGGTGCTATGATTGATAGGTTTATCGGTAGTGATATATATACTCAACGTGACCTTGGTTTTAAGATTATTCCTAAAATAAATAGTGTATGTCGTTGTAATGATATGGGCTTAAAGCAACAGCTTATTCTTGCTTTTATTGGTCAATGTGATATAAATGAAACATTAGATATGGTAGAGCAAGCACATCAAAATCAGATTAAGATTGTGAATGATGTGATTCAGAACAATATGGACACGATATTGTCTTGTGGACAGAACAATTTGATTGTATTTACAAGTGATGATGTACCACGTTCTTATAGTGGATTGTTGGCTGGCAAAATTAAGACATTATGTGATAACAAGCCTACAATAGTCGGTTCTATTAAAGGCAATACAATGATTGGTTCATTAAGAAGTCCTATTCCATTAAGAGAAGATTTGGATAATAATGAATTAGTTGATTGGGCTAGTGGTCACGAAGACAGCGCAGGTATACAGATTCAAGTTGGTAACATTCAAGCACTTGTAGACTACTACAATAACCTTGATCTTTCATATACGCCCCATATAGACGTTTTAAAGTCTTATTCAATAAAATCTATACCTACAAGATTATTTGGGCTATTTGAGCCTTATAGTGCGTTGTGGGGGCATGGGGTTAGTAAACCTAAGTTCCATATCAAGAACATTACATTTATGCCCTCAGATTGGTCTATTATGGGTAAGAATAAACGGACATTAAAGTTGCACAAAGAGGGTATTGATATTATGATATTCAACTGCTTAAAGAAGAATAAGGAAGATTTACAGTTAGGATATTATGATAATGATATTTTTGTAAATGAGCCAAGCAATAACAAACTGCAAATGGATTGTGTAGGTGAGTTAAGCATAAATGAATGGAACGGTCAAAAAAAATTACAGATTGTGGTTGACAAAATGGAGATAAAGTGTTATAATAGACCTTGTAAAGATGATTTGTTTTAGAAAGGAGTAGACATGGAAGTAGAATTTAATACAAAAACAGCAAAGATTAAAAGTGGCACACTTGTAAAATACAATAATAAAGGATTAGTACCATGTTATTATGGAATTTATTTAACTGATATAGATGGAGAAAATCCAATTATATATGATTTAGAAGAAGACCAATATTATAAAGATGTTGATTCATATGATATTGAGCCTGTTATTGGTGATGTTAAATTGGTTGTAGAATAGGAGTGAGATTATGGGTTGTGCTACAATTTTAAGATTAAAAGGACACATTACAGTAGAACAGATTGTTAGTTATATTGATGAGCATTATAAATTAATCAGCGATGGAACTCACGAAGAAAATTATGGTTCTGTAAATCAGTTGTTAAGTGACATTAAAGAAAAATATGACGATAGTAATGAATGGAAAATAACAAGTGGCTTTATTACATTTAATGATGGTAATGAAAACAGAGCTATGTTTTATGAATATCAAAATATCAACCTTTATGAAAATTTGAATTATTATCGTCAATATAATCTTGAAAATATGGTAAAATCAGAACTCACATTTTTAAGATTAGATCATCATGGTAATTCAGTTGAAATTATGAAAGGGATTGCTCAAGAGTTTGGTGGTTGGCTTGATGAAGATGATTGTGATGATGAACCTCCATATTGGATTGATAAAGTAGATAAAACAAGATACTGTTGGTCTTCTGATGGTGAATATTATAATGGTAGTTTTGATACAGAACAAGAGGCTATTGAAGATGCTAAAGAAACAGTTAATGATGTTTGTGAAGAAGTTTATGTAGGAACTTGTAAAGAACCAGTATTGTCATGGAATAGTAATGAAGAAGAAATTATTGAATCTATGTATGATAACTTGTATGAAGAATGTGGAGAAGTAAGTGAAAGTTTTGAAATTACAAGAGGACAAGAATTAGAACTTGCCAATCGGATTGACAAATGTGTAAAACAATGGATCAAGGATATGAAGATTAAACCTAATTGTTGGACTGTTGTAAATGAACATTTAGTAGAGTTGAGGTGATGATATGCAATTTGAATATTATGTATTGAATTATAATCCAAACACAAAGAAGATTGAACCATTTAATATTTTTAGGAATTGTTATGTTCAAGAGTGTACTGAAAAGGCTATTGAGAAATATTTACGCTCTCCTAAGAACTATAAGTATGAAAGATATGGCGAAGATACTTTATACGGATTTGAAGGGTTATGTAAAGAGATTGAAAAAATAATTCAATGGCAAGAATGGAGTAGATGTGAATATGAAATTGCTGTAGGGGACGCTTTTGAAAAAGATTGTAACAAATTAGAAAAATGGGATTGTTATATGCAAGCAAAGTTCAATATTCCTATGATTGCAAGAGAATGTATCTATCAATATAAAGAACAAAGAAAGGAACAAAAATGTTAAAGATTGTAGGCGTTACAGATTTAGATGGCGTTGTTAAAGAAGAAACAATAAAATATATTGAAACTACTCATTCATTGTATGGTGAGTTTTATCCTAAAGATTTATTCGTAGGTATGCCATTCTGTTTTGTATATGATGATTATAGTGGACAAATGTTGCGAAGTTCAACTATTTGTCATTGGGATTATGTTGAAAAAGATAAATTATATATTATTGAAACAATGAATAGTATTTATTATATCAAGGAGGTAGAAGAATGATAGTATTGAATGATAAGTACAATCACATGATGCAAACGGGGTCTAAGCCAAAGACTTATAAGATTACTTGTGAACATTGTGACTCTGAACTTGAAGTAGAAGATGATGATATTCAAGTTGGAGCATATGGAATGGGATATGTAGTGTGTCCTTGTTGTGGTGAAGAAACATATGCTGATGAATTAGCTGATTATTTTCCGCTGACTAAGGACAATGTAGAATTTCCAACACATTATTGTTCATTTAATGATGGAGTACATATTGATGATGACACAATTAATAAATGGGTAAAAGAATGTATTGAAAACTTTGACACTAATGATGAAAACGATTGGTGTAGATTTACTGGAAGTGGAGACACTATGGTATTTGTGTTTAAATTTGATGAAGATGAAGAATATGATGTTTATGTATGCAAAAATTATTATGAAACATTTGCTCCATTTAATAAAAAATAATGGTTGACTTTTAATAGAATATATGGTATAATACATATATAGTTAAGAAAGGAGATAAAAACAATGAAAAAGCAAGGAAGAAGCGTTTTAGTGTGTAGAAAAGAACTCGACAATGGGATTGTAGAGATGTTTGAAGTTGTGATTAAGAGTTCTGACAAGGACACAGCTAAGAAGAATTATGAAAGTCAAGGTTATCATGTTTCTGTAAAAAAGTAGTTGACAAATGTTAATATGTGTGGTATAATACACATATAAAGCAAAAGGCTGTTAGGTCGCTCCTAACTAGATGGTCACTTTGAGGTTTAGCCCATCAAAAATAAAACATGGTAGTGAAAGCTACAAACCTCACATGCGCCCATAGCTTAATGGAAAAGCCGAGTTCTTATAAAACGAAGACCCTAACAAGGCACAGTCTGGGTTCGAATCCCAGTGGGCGTACTAAAAATAGAAAGGATTAAAAATGTTACTTAACGGTTATGAATGTGTTTATATGCCAAATCATCATAGAGCCTTTGATAATGGATGTATATATGAACATATATTAAAAGCAGAAGAAAAAATAGGAAGAGAATTAAAAGATGAAGAAGTCGTTCATCACATAGATTTTGATAAAACTAATAATAATTATGATAATTTAATGATATTTGATAGTAATAAAAGTCATATTACATATCATGGAATGTTAAATTCTCAACATAAAGAAAGATTTGTTGTTAATGAAAATAACGGAGTATATGGTTGCTATAGCATTAACAATCTTATTTGTCCTAAATGTGGAAACAAAATGTCGGGAAGAGGAAAAATTTGTTTTGATTGTAGAAAAGAAATAATGGCTATTAACATACCAAATAAAGAAAAATTGTATAGTGATTTAATATATAATAAAGGTAATTTTACAAAAGTTGGGACTATGTATAATGTCACAGATAATGCGGTAAGAAAATGGTGTAAAAAATATAATATGCCATATCATTCAAAAGATTATAAATAAAAGGTATTACGAGCATAGTAGTGTAATGGTAACACATGAGAAACGACAGACACTCATATTCTTGGTTCAAATCCAAGCCGTGCATTAGCATCAATCGAAGTACAAGAAAGGTGCGAAACATATAGGTATTTGGTCTAATAAAGACGCTCCGCATAGGAGAAATGTAGGTTAGAATCCTACAATGCACCATGGCTATATGTTATGACTTGGCAGTTGGAGGTAGCTTGTATCGTTAAACAAGCAATAGCTTAATTTGGTAGAACTGTTCCATGTGAGTTGATGAACAACCCCGTTTAGGTGAGGTCGATTAAACCGAAATAATAATTAAGGTGTCATACATGGTGTAAATGGAGATGCTAGTCAGAGCACACAATAGAGGTATAGGTTCGAGTCCTATTGTATGAATGAAGTCAACTTTTCGTAGCTTTTAATTGACTAAAACTTTAACAAGCGAAGTTATGATGCAAAACTTAAATCTTTAAAAGTTTAGTGAGTGAACAATCGTAGGAGTGGGCTGATTGTAGTGAAGTTTGTGGTAGGGAGTATGACTTCAATATAAAATTATATTAAAGGAGGATTAAAAAATGACATTTGAAGAATTGATGAAGTTAAAAGTAGGAGACAGAATTGTTGCAACAGAAAAGACTTGGTTTGATACCAAAGCAGGAGACAAAGGTACAGTTGTTGGCTTTAGTGGAGGGGATGTTGTGATTAACTGGGATAATAATGTAAATGGTTGGGGTGATAGTAGTTATAACATTAAAAGTGGTCATGGAGAATATATTGGAGGAACTAAATGTCGTATGATTGAATTATTAAATCCATCCCATGGTCACAAATTGATTATTGCTTGTGAAGACGGAAAACATACTAATGCAAAATATTATATTGATAACAAATTAGTTTCTAAATCAAGCACATCACGCTATGAAAAATATGATGATTTTAATTTCAAGACTGCTGTTGATAATTGTATTGATAGAATGGATTTTACTGATAAGACTGCAACAAAAGGCAGAGGTCTAATTGGAAGAACAATTAAGGAAGGTCAAAGAGTTCGTATTATCAATGTTGAACCACATAGAAAAGATAAATATGTTTGTTTAGACGAATATGTTGGCAAAGAAGGAATTGTTAATTATGATTGTACTATGAAAGAAAAAGGATTTTTCTTCTCAGTTACATTTGACAAGAAATATATGAACGCTATTGATAAAGAAAATGGACAGTTGTGCTGGAGATGGGATGAAATTGAATTGATTGATTAAGGAGATTATATGGATTATAGCAAAGTAATTGATTTAGATAGTATTACATTAGAAGATTGTGAGAGATTTTATGCGAATGGTAAGAGATTGATTGTGAATGATGGTAGAATTGTTGATATTGTGGAGGAAGATTGATGAAGTTTGAGAATACAGAAGTGTGGGGATTTGAACACGCACTCAGAGGAATGAGAAATCCTAAAAATAGTTGGAACAAGAGCGATAGTTATTATGAATATGACAATCAGAAAGATTGTGTTACTAAAGATGCAAATTTTGTAATTGGTGAAAATGATATGACACTTGCACAGGCTCTTATTAAATCTGGTTCAGAACATAGAAAATTTATGAGACAGATTTTTGTATCAGTTGATATTACAGCACCTCTTTATTGGTGGAAGGAATTTGATACGTATAAAGTTGGAACAGTTGCTAATTCTACAAGTACAATGCACAAGATTACGAGTCAACCTATTACATTAGACTGCTTTGAAATTGATGACTATGATAGAAATTTATCTCTGTCCAAAGATGGAAATGATGATTACCAAGATAATTTAGATAATATTTCCACATTTGAAGAAGATATTATTTATGTATTGGAAAATATTCGTCAAAAGTATCTCGATACAAAAGATAAGAGGTATTGGAAGGAACTTATTAGATGGCTTCCTGAATCTTGGTTACAGAAACGTACAGTTACAATGACTTATGAAAATTTGCTTGCTATGTGTAGTAAGGGGCAACGTAGATTTCATAAATTAAATGAATGGAGTGGTCAAGATAATCCAAATGTTCCTAATTTCATTTTATGGGCTAGAACGCTACCTCATGCACAAGATTTAATTTTTATTGATGAAACACTTGACACCAACTAAATAATATGATATAATATACATGATTGAGAGATTTATCGGGATTCTAATGTTTTTGTTCATTTTTTACCTCCGTTTGTAGGAGTCCTAGATATTGGGACTCCGATAAATCTCTCAATCTAATAAATATAAAGGAGGGCTATATGGAAAATTTTGCATTAGAGATTGTAGAAACGATCAATGAACATTATTATCGTGATGGAACAGATGGGAAAGAATTAATTAAGGATATGTTATTTTATTTATATCACACGACAAATGATGATAAAATGAAACAAGTAATTCTTGATTGGTTTAATAAAGAACAATATTGTATTGAGTGTGGCGCAAAACTACAACCTTATGATTATTGTGAGGCTCATACTGAATTGGAGTATAATAATAAAGAATGGTTTACAGCTTGGTTATGTCCAGTATGTGACAGAGGGGAGTTTGAATATTATGGCTATGCAGAGTAAGCAGTCAAAGAAACCAACTAAGAAACAAGCTATGGCAAATATTGTTAATCATTATGAAAACAGTTTGAAAGAGAACTTTATCAAGAATATGATTATTGGTTTTGAAACTGCTAGTCAATTATATCTTGACAAAATTAACAATGGTTGTACAATGGAAGAATTAAAAGAGTTTATTAAAAACAACTTAAAGAACAAAGATGTAATTGAAAAAGTTGCAAATGGTAAGACAGTGAATGACTAAGGGTGAGATGACTTAGATTAAATTATACATTTATTTTATTATCTCTTCGGAGTGATATCATAGATAAGTACATAATAAAAAAGTTTAAGAGAAGAAAGGAATTAGAATTAAAATGAGTGAAATTAAGGCTAGTATTAACAATGCGCAGGTTATTGGTGAATTACTTGAAATGAATCTTGAAGAGATTACAAAGGAAGTTACCTTAAAGGGAGCAAACGGAGTTGAAAAGAAGGTAACTTGTCAGCAGATGGCAAAGAAGGAATTTAAGAACCCTATGTTCCTTGTAGATGTAAAGGGAAATGCGATTGGTGTAGATTTCTTCCCTGCAAGTGAGAAGAAGTTAGATGAGAACGGACAGCTTATTGACAATCCGAATTTTAAGTCCTTAAAGACTGTTCTTGAGAATTATATTCCTAAGAACAATGCAAAGGATGGGGAAGTGCCTACAAGAGTTAAGATTGATGGAATCCTATCTGCGAACGAATACATTAATAAGGACACATATGAATTTAAGTCTATTACACAAGTAAATGGATTTAGAATTACCTCCACTGGTGTTCCCGAAGAAGACAGTGCAGACTGTGAAATCAGTGGTATTATTCGCAGTATTATCCCTGAAACAAAGGGTGAGGACGCAGAAGAAACAGGTAGACTAAAGGTTGAGCTTTATACATTTAATCGAAACGCTGAAACTACACCTTTCACATTTATTGTAGAGTCTGATCTTGCAGATGATTTCAATTCATTCTATGAAGCTGGTCAGTCTGTAAAGCTATATTATGAGATTATCACTAAGCAAGTAGGAGTTAAGAAGCCTACAACTGGCGGTTTTGGTCGTAGAGAATCACACATGGTAAGTGGATTTAGTGTTACTGAATATAGTGTATTCCGTGGGGATGAAGCGTTTGATGAGGAAAATGAATACTATATCAATCCTGAAGACATGAAACAAGCACTGAATGAACGTGATATTAAGATTAATAATATGGTAAAGACCGCTAAAGAGAACAAGGATAAGCCTAAGAGTTCTCCAAAGGGAGCAAGTTCTAGTGGTACAAAGGCTAATCCATTTGGTTCAGCAAGCACAAAGAAGTCTCCGTTCTAAGATGAGATATAGGGCAGATGTAATGTCTGCCCTTTTAGAGAATTTGATTATTATTAGTGAATATAGAAAGGTAAATAGAAGATGGCAAATTTAAACTTATTAGGCTTGGAAGAGAGTGGAGTGTCTTATGGAATTGAAGGCTTGAAGATACTTATTTATGGTGGAAATACCCTTGGGAAAACACCTCAAGCTATGAGATTTCCAAAGCCATTATTATTAATGGGAGAAGCTGGTGGTACTGCTATTAAGGGATATAAGATTCCTATTAAGCAAAAGAAAGATTTTGTAGACGTAGTTAAACAATTAACAGATGAAAAAACCCTCGATCAAATGAAAGAAAAGTTTCAAACTATTGTAATTGATACTGCAACAGACATTATTGAAATCTATGCTACTGCAACTGCAAGGGAATATGGTGTAAGAGATGTAAGTGAAATGAATGGTCAATCAGATATGCCTAATGGGTATGCTTTATATAGAACAGCATTTAAAGCAGATGTAAATAAGCTGTGTTCTTGTGGCTATACGGTCATCTTTATCATGCACGAAGAGTTCGTTGAAATTAAAGAACAACAAGTAGTAAATGGTAAGATTAAAGCTGTTGGAAATGGTGTATTTAAGATTGTTCCAAAAGGATCTAATTCTGTAAAAGATTCGGCTAGGTTTTTAAAAGATATGTGCGATTTCAGATTTTATATTAAGGGCAACGGAGTTGACGAAACAACTGGTAAAACAATTATGTCTACTGCATACGCACATGAAACTGCCGAATATTATGCTGGTTCTAGGTTTGATATTCAGCCTGTTATCAATCCATTTACAGCAGAGAATTTAATCGAAGCTATGAAAGAAGCACAAAAGAGGTCTGCTGAAAATTATGGTGCTGATTTAGTATCATTTACAATGAATTCCAATGGATATACCAAGCAAGATTACTTAGATTGTATTGAGCCTTATGTAACTGCATTGTTTGAATTATATCCAGAAGAAGTAGAGGATATTATTTATAAACAACTTGGAGAGGGTGTAAGAATTTCAGAAGCAAAAGACAGTCAATTGGTTGAGTTGGAAACAATTTATAATAATCTAGTTGCTTTTGCTAGGGAAAGGAATGTAGAAGTTTAATAAATTAAATAAAAGGAGTGAGTATATTCACTCCTTTTATTGAAAGGAGAGTAAAATGAAATTTGATGAAGCTTTAGACAAATTGTTAAAAGGTTCAAAACTAACAAGACAAGGTTGGAATGGAAAGAATCAATTCATTTATTACGTTCCACAAGGCTCATATGAACCATGTACTGAGATAGCTGAACAATTAGTTAATGAACAAGGTTTGGTTGAATATGAGCCTTATATCGCACTTAAAACAGTACAAGGTCAAGTTATTCCTTGGACTCCTAGCATTAGTGATGTATTAGCAGAAGATTGGATGGTGATGTAACATGGACACAATGGAATTTTTAGATTTATGTTATCAAGAAATTAAAGATGCTGATTGTTTTCATGACAATGATGAAACAAACGATGACTTAAAAGTAATTATTGTATGGGCTAATCATACAATTCAAAATAATAAAGCTATGCTTATTGTAAAAAATACCAAGTATAATTTTATTTATCCTCAATTTATTGAAGCAACATATAATGGCGATGCTAAAGAATTGTATCTTGATTTCTATGAGAAACAATTTAAACATATTATTAAGGTTGGTGATTAAATGAATTTATTAGAACATTATATTAAAAAGGTAATTTCAGTTGTAGACGTTACTAAAAAATGGGAAAAATATATGCAAGAAAAAGACCCAAATTTTGTTGAAACTGACCCTATGTTGGAAATCAAAATGTTAGTAAATTGTTATGGTAATATAGAAGAAACTATAAAAAGGTTACATAAGTCAGAATGGGATAAAATTCAAAAACAAGGATATTATATGGCATAGAAAGGAGATAATTATGAGTAAATATGTAAGAGAAAATGTATGTATGGCATGGCAATTTAAGTATGACAACACCGATGAAAAGCATCCGCTGACAAGTCGATCATCAGAAAATTATTTAACAATTCCAGATTGGATTTTAGGTGCAGCAACTAACGATATTATTAGATATAATAATAAATTTGGAACACTTACTTGTAACGAAGAAAAAGTAAATATTGGTGATTATATTGTAATGTATCAAGACGAACATAAAGGAATATATGAAAATGAATATAGAGTATATACTAAAGACGATTTCGAAAAATTGTTTAAAAAGATTGAAGGTTAAGGAGGATTAAAACATGGCAAAATGTTGACTATGATGATTATTTTGAAATTGAAGAGATTTAATTGCAAAAGGGGCTTGACAAAAGCTCCTTTTTATGTTATAATTAACATAAATTGATGAATTATGTTAGTTGTGACATAATTTTAATATGAAAGGAGATATAAAAAATGAATGAAAATGGATTAAATGTATTAAGTCTTTTTGACGGAATTGGGGGGGGTAGATGTGCTTTAGATAGAGCTGGGATTAAAGTCAATGGTTATCATGCCAGTGAAATTTGTGATTATGCAATTAAAATAGCACAGAAAAATTGGAATGATATAACAGAAATTGGAGATGTGAGAGATGTTGATGGAACACAATATAATGGTTATTTAGATTTGCTAATTGGTGGTAGTCCTTGTCAAAATTTTTCGTTTGCCGGAAGAATGAATGGAGCAAGTACAAAAGACAATATAGAGATTACATCACTTGAACAATATTTAGATTTGAAAGAAAAAGGATTTGAATTTGATGGATATTCTTATTTATTTTGGGAATATGTAAGATTATTAAAAGAAAGCAAACCAAAATATTTTTTGTTAGAAAATGTAAAGATGTGCAAAAAATGGCAAGATGTTATTACTAAAGCATTAGGTGTAGAACCTATTATGATTGATAGTAAATTACTTTCTGCACAAAGTAGAAAAAGACTATACTGGACAAACATTCCAAATGTAACACAACCAATGAACAAAGATTTAACTTTAAAAGATATTGTTCAACCAACAGAAGAAAAAGAACAATATAATATAACAGATAGATTAAATAATAAAAAAGAAGGAACTCTTGCATATGAAAAAGCACACAAAGCAATTAGAACTTTAGACCAAAAAATGAGATGTTTAATGACAGGACAAAATATTTCAAATAGTGGAGCAACTAATATTCAATATGAAAATGGTGAATATTATAAACCAACACCAATCGAATGTGAAAGAGCACAAACTTTACAAGATAATTATACAGAAGGGTTGTCTGATACACAAAGATATAAATGTATTGGGAATGGTTGGACTATTGATGTTATTGCACATATTTTTAATGGATTAAAATAGAGTTAAAAGACCACTTGACAAAAGTGGTCTTTTGTGGTATAATTGAATAAATATAGAAAGGAGTTAAAGGATGAGTTATGAAATTAGTACCAAATTTACTTGATGATACATATATTAAACCAATAGATGATTCAAAAATGTTTTATATAACAAATGATGGCAATGTTTGGTCAACAAATACAAATAAATGGCTTACAAAACATATAAATAAATATGGATATGAACAAATAACTTTAAGATATGGGAATAATGATATGAGAACATATCGTATAAATAGATTAGTAGCTTTAGCGTTTGTTGAGAATCCAAATAATTATCCAATTGTATGTCATAAAGATGAAAATAAATTAAATAATAATTATTATAATTTAGAATGGGGCACACAAAAATATAATAATAATTATGGAAATCATAATAAAAATTTATCAATTTCAAAAAAGAAAAAAATATGGATGTGTGATAAAATAACACATAAAAAAATTAAATTATTCAACTCTTCAAAAGAAGCAATTGAATACTTAAATTCAATTAAAATTTGTAAAAATAATAAAATATGTTCATCTAATATAAATGGTGTAATTAGTGGAAAACAAAAATCAGCATATGGTTATTGGTGGGAAAGGGAAGGCAGTAATGAATAATTGTAAAAATTTATCATTTTGTAATTATCACAAACATACGAGTTTATCACATAGATATAATAAAGATTCTCCACTTGTGCCTATGGATTATTTTAAAGAATATAAGAAATCAGCAGACCAAGGTATACCAACAATTTATTCAACTGTTGAACACGGATGGCAAGGAAATTATTTTAAGATTTATGATGACCTTGAAAAATTTAATAAAAAGAATCTTGAATCAAATCCTAGTTATAAACCAATCAAATTCGTATTTGGCACAGAAGCATATTGGGTAAAAGACAGAAATTCTTCTGATTCAAGTAATTGCCACATTATTTTATTAGCAAAGAATGAAAATGGTCGTAAGAAAATAAATAGAGCAATCTATGAATCATTTAAAACTGGGTATTATTATAAGAATAGAATGGATTTAGATATTCTTTTATCATTGCCAAAAGATGATGTATTCGTTACATCAGCTTGCATTGCCTTTTGGAATAAATACACAATAGATGATAGAGATTTGCCATTTGGTGATAATGCTAATGTAGTTGACTATTCAAAAATTGATGAAATTGTTCTTAAATTATTTAATCATTTTACAGACTTTTATCTTGAAGTACAACCCCATAATACACAAGCACAAAAAGAAATAAATGCTCATATTATGGAATTGCATTATAAATATAACATTCCAATTATAGCTGGAACTGACAGCCATGTTATTACTGAATCACAAATGGCAGATAGAGATGACTTGTTAAAATCTAATAAGATTAGTTATGAAGATGAACAAGGTTGGTATATGGATTTACCAAGTTATGAAACATTCTTCAATAGATTTCAAGAACAAGGAATTTTGAGTGATGAAGAAATTACAGAAGCAATAGAGAATACTAATATTATTCTTACATTTGATGAAATTATATTGGATAGGTCATTAAAAGTTCCTGTGGCTAAAAAATATCGTGATTTAACACAAGAACAAAGAAATGAAGTATTTGAGAATATCCTTAGATATGAATGGGAAAGGCAATCTAATGATATTAACAAAGATAAGTATGATGAATATATTAAAGAAATTAAACATGATATAGCCGAAATTGAAGGATGTAACATGGCTGATTATTTCATTGATACTTATGAAATAATGAAACGTGGAATTGACGAATATGGTGGTATATTGACTCCTAGTGGTAGAGGTAGCGGAGTATCTTGTTATTTGAATAAATTATTTAGATTTACAAAAGTAGATAAAGTTAATTCACCAGTGCTTATGTATTCTGAAAGATTTTTAACAAAAGAAAGAGTATTGGATTCTCACACACCGCCAGACATTGACCATAATGTATCATCAAGAGAACCATTTATACAAGCGCAAAAAGATATAATTGGGGAAGAAGGAACATTTGATCTATTGGCTTTAGGCACATTGCATTATAAATCTGCATTTAAAATGTATTCAAGAGCATATAACCTTGACCCACAATTAGCCAATACTGTAACAAAGCAAATTAGTAAATATGAAAATGCTTTAAAACACGCAGATGATGATGAAAAAGAATTTATTGATATTTATGATTATGTTGATAAAGAAAAATACGGATATTTAATTGATGGTTGTCAACAATACATGGGAATTGTAGATAATTTGAAAGCACATCCTTGCGGCACAATTTGTGCAGACTTTGATGTTGTAGAAGAAGTCGGTGTAATTATGGTAAAATCTGAATCACAAGGAGATAAAGCTAAAGAAACTTTCGTTGCGGTTATTGAAAGTGGCACTATTGATGCTTTCGGCATGTTGAAGCAGGACTACCTCATTGTAGATTCTATTGGATTGACATATGATATTTATAAGGAGATAGGAATTGAACCATTATCTGTAAACGAATTGCTTGCTAAGATTGATAATGATAGTAAGACTTGGGATATTTATGCTAATGGTTATACAATGTGTGTGAATCAATGTGAGCAACAAAAATCTACTGAAAAAGTTATGAGATTTAAACCAAAGAACATTTCAGAGTTGACACAATTTGTAGCTGGTATTAGACCATCATTTCAATCAATGTATAAAACATTTGAACAACGCAAACATTTTGATTATGGAATAAAGGCTTTTGATGACCTTATTCAAGACCAATATTGTTCAAGCTCATTTATTTTATATCAAGAGCATTTAATGAAAGTATTAGGATTTGCAGGATTTCCTATGAGTGAAACATATACAATCATTAAAGCTATTAGCAAAAAGAAACATTATGTGATTACACAAGCAAAAGAAAAGTTTATTCCTAATTTTGCACAAGCTATACTTAATACAAAAGAAACAACCGACAAAGATAATGCTATGAAAATGGCTGGAAAAGTATGGCAAGTAATTGAAGATAGTGCTTCTTATGGTTTCAATTCTGCTCATGCTTATTGTATGGCTATTGATAGTGTTACACTTGCTTGGCAAAAAGCTTATTATCCATTAGAATTTTATAAAGTAACATTACAAAGATACACTAATAAAGGTGATAAGGATAAAGTTACAGCATTAAAGAAAGAAATGCTTAAACGTGGCATCAAATTAAAACCCATTGCTTTTGGTGATGATAATAGACAATTTTCTATTGACAGAGAAAATAATTGTATCAATCAAACTATGGCAAGTATAAAGAATATGCAAAAGGTAGCACCACAAATCTTATACAATATGAGTCAACATAAAAATGAATATGATGGGTTGTTCTTTATTTTTAAAGATTTATTACAAAGTGATTTGAATAAAAAGAGTATTGATATTTTATTTAAGTTAGATTATTTTGCAGAATATGGGGATGTGAATTATGTAATAAATCAATGGAATATTTATAATGATGTTGATTCTATTATGAAAAGATTAAGAGAATGTAAACAATTAAAGAAAGATGAATGTATAAACTTTGGATTAAATATACATGAAATTAAACAATTTTGTGGTAAAGAAACAGAAAAAATGTTCAAAGAAATTGATAATGCTTCTTTAATGGAATATATTCTAAATAATTATCAAGGAATTGTTGATTTTGTTTCTACAAAGTATATGTATAAACCCATTACATTACTTGAAACAATGGCTTATCAATTAGGGCTTAGTGGTTATACAGAATTGATTGATAAATCAACAGATGATAATATTTACATTGTATCAGAAGTAGAGTTAAATCAATATAATACTCCATTTGTTACTTTATATCACGTTAATGATGGTGAGAACACCTTTATTAAGGCAAATAAACGTAATTATGAAGACCACCCATGTAAGAGTGGGGACATAATTAAAACTGCTTTTAGAACACAAAATAAACGTGTTAAAGACAATAATGACAAGTGGGTTGAAAGTGAAGAACAAGAAGAAATTTTAAGAGATTATACAATATTAAAAAGTATAGATTAACTCTTGACAAATCTCCTTTCCTATGATATAATACAAGTATCAAATGGAAAGGAGATTTTTATTATGACAGTAACTAAATATCATTGTGACAAATGTGGAAAAGAAATTACAGATTTTAATGAGGCAAAAGAATATACAGTTAGATGGGAAGGTGAATATCTTGACCATTCAACCAAAATTTTATTGTGCAAAGAATGTGCAATGAATTTCCATAAAAATGTATTACACTGTGAATGGAAGGGTTAAATTATGAACAATATTTATAGTTTATACAAACGTATTATGAAACATGACCCAAAAGCAATAGATGATATTCAAACATTAGACGAGGCTAAAGAAATTATTAAGATGCTTGCTAGTAGAGTGGTTTATTTCAATAATGAAATGTATGAAGAATTATATGAAAAGTTACAGGAGGTACGATAATGATTAAGATTTTAACAGATGATGTAGAATTATTAAAAGAAGCGTGTGAACGATTAGCAGAAGAATGTATAGCTCTGCGTCATCCTTATCAATATCAAATACTTAGTAAACAAATTGCTAGTAGATTGAGATGTGAAAACTTAGAAGTGGAGGTGATTGAATGACAGATAATACTTTAATTGATATTATGCTAATTTGCAAAGGTTGGTACAACAAAGAATTATATAAAGACAAACTTTCAGCTATGCAAGCATATTATGATAAATATTATACTTACGGTGAGTCACAAGTAGAATTGACCAAAGATTTTGTTTTACATTTATTTTTAGAGCCTTTGGTATCAGAAGCAATTAAGAGAACTCCTAATTTAATTTATTATATTTTTAATAGGAATAGAAATAATATAAATTGCAAAGATTTTACAACAGAAATGTATAATAGATGCTTGACATTAATTGCAAATATTAAAAAAGATACATTTGAATTTGATGAAAAATATTTAGATATGTTTGAAAAAGCAAAGAAATGTAATTATGAAGACGAAACGATTGGAATTATTTAAGGAGGAAAAATAATATGGATAAAGATTTACTAATTTGGCTTTATGAGCAAAAAGATGATATTGATGCTCATTTATATGGAATTGGTAGTTACGACAGAGCAGAGGGAACATATAGGCAAGAGCTATTCGCGCAACTTAATTTATTAGATAAAATAATTCGGCATATTAGAAAGGGGCAATAATATGACAGAGAAGACAATTTATATTGCATTTGATGGCAAGGAATTTGAAGATTATAATGAATGTGAAAGATATGAAAGTAAAGAATTACAAAATAAGTATGGTAAAGACTTGTTGGCATATAATGACGATGGAACATTACTTCCGCTTGATAATGATTATCGTTTATCACAAGACAGTGCTTATGTGGTTTGTAAATCTAAGGAAGCACTAAACTATCTGAATAAAATATTTAATGACAATAGAACAAATAATATTGATTATAATGGTAATTTACCAGCAAGTTTTTATTATGACTTTACAACTGATGAATGGGAAGAAATTGAATCTCATATTAAAGAATTACAAGAAGAAATTGATATGTTGAGTAAGTATATTGTAAAGGAGTAAAATATGAGATTATGGCATTACGATTTATTAGATGTATTACCCAGACAACAGCTATGTTCACAATTAAGAGAATGTGTTGCTATTGCTAAAGATATTTATGAAAAAGGGGCAACTAATCACATTCTTATCAATCCTATTATGAATTATGACTTGGATCATTTTAGATTGTATTGTAATTTAGTCATTACAGAAATGGAGAAACGTGGCTACAATGTTTCTGATAAGACCAAAGCCAAGTTATGTCAATACTTAAAAGGTAGAATATCTGTATCAAGCACATTTGGGGGACAATTAAGTGTACTTATCAACAATGAATATGAGCCTTTATTTAGTAATTGGCATACAGACCGTTATCTTGCACAATGCCTTTATAATTTAGAAGAAAAATATGATAGAGGTGGAATTACACAAGCAGAATGGAATAAGATTTATAATAAATATTTTGAATTAAAATAGCAAATTTTTACTTGACAAATATCTCTTTTCATGGTATAATTACTATATCAATGAAAGGAGATATTTTTTATGTCTAAAGAAAGATTAGCACCTTGTATCTATTATATTTGTAAAGGTAAATGTGACAAAGGAAGAAATGCTGAACAGAAGAAATTATGTCAGACCTGTGATAAATATAAAGCAAGAAAAGGATTTAAAGTTGTAAATAAAAAGAAGGAGAATAAATATAAATATTATGACTAAGATTATAAAGAAAGATGGTTATACTTTTAAAGTAAATATTAACGCAGATAGTTTAGGAGTGCAATGTGATGTAAAAGTAAAAAAGAAGTTTCTATGGACTACAATACGTTCATATGATTCTTATATGAGTTCAGTAAAAATTTCTTGTGCCCCAAAAGCTGTTATTCAATTTATTCAAGAAAGTATAGACAAGTATATTGAATCAAGAAATAACATAACAGAAATAGCTAATTATTTAGAGAATTGGAGTAGAAAATGAGTATTACATTAAAAGCAAGATGTGTAAAATGTTGTTTTAAGAAAGATGATTATAGAATATTTTCATGGAGTCCTATTGACCACAATGATAGTGTCAAATTAAGTCCTTACTTTACCTTTTCAACGAAAGGTGGTGATTCATATATAGATGAAAATAAAGACTATGAAATTGAAATTGAAGAAATTGCCTATGACAAAAGATACGGTGGAACGTATAAAATTTTATCAGTTCCATCTATGAGCAACTTTGATGTGTCAACGCTTACTTTAGACCAAAAGAAAGAAATTCTTATGGATTGTACTACAAGTGAAAGAATTGCTGATAATATCTTAGAAGCATATCCTGATTTCATTGAATTGATTTTAACTCAAGGCAAAGATGTTATTGATGTAAGTAGAATCAAAGGTGTCGGAGAAGTGTATCTTGGTGCTTATGCAAGAAACTTACTTGAAAAATATAAGTATCTTGGTATTATTCAACATTTCAAGGATTACAAATTTGATGTAAGTGACTGCAAGAAGTTAATTGAAGAATATCTTGATGAAGAACATATTGCAAAAGAAATTCAATCCAATCCTTATAAAGTTTTAATCTCAACACTTGGTCGTTCTTTTGAATTTGCTGATAGAACGATTATGGAATTAAGAAAAGACTTAAAAGTAAGCGAAATGAGATGTGCTTATTTGATTTTAAGTGTGTTGGAAAGAAATGAACAAGAGGGTGATACAAGACTCAATGGCAATGATTTGTATTACTATATTATGGAAGAATATAGTGTGCCAGAGCTTGAACCTTTAATTGTTCCTACCGCAATGAATAATGATTTATTCTATTACGATGAAGAATCAAAAGATTTAAGTATTATGTCAACTTACCAAGGTGAATGTTATGTTGCTGATTTTGTAAAGGATAAAATTATGAATAGTAAGCAACTTGACATTGATTATACAAAATACACTAATATTGATGGATTTCAACTAAGTGAAAAGCAATCAAAAGCATTAGAATTATTTTGTAAATATAATTTTATGATTTTGGCTGGGTTCTCTGGAAGTGGAAAAACGAGTTCGTTGAAGGGTCTTATCAAACTTATGGAAAATAATGATTTATCATACACTTTGTTATCTTCTACTGGAAAAGCAAGCCTTAGAATGGCAGAAGCAACGCATAGACCAACAAGTACAGTACATAGAAAATGTTTGAAAGACGGAGAAATTTTTTCTGATTGTGTTATTTTAGACGAGGCTACAATGAATGACTTACCAACAATCGTAATGTTATTTAAACATATCACTAATGAAAATGCAAGAATTGTATTTGTTGGAGATTTTAAACAATTAAGTTGCGTAGGTGTAGGAAGAGTATTTAGTGATTTGATTAACAGTGGTAAAGTTCCAAGCATTACACTGGACGAAATTTTTAGATATAAAAGCAATGGCAGTTTATTTGTTGCGACAAATGTACGTCAAGGAAAACAGTTTTTTGATGATGCTGAAATGGTGAAACATATAGGTAACAGATATAAGATTTGTGACAATTATGAATTTATTGAGACTAACGATATATTAAATACTGTAAAAGAAGAATATATTAAACTTATTGATAAAAATATTAAGCCAAAGAATATATTATGTTTGTCTCCTATGAATGTTGGAGAAGAAGGAACTTATATTATCAATAATGAAATACAAGCAATTATAAATTCGCCAAAACCGAATGAGAAAATTATGACAAGGCAAATCAACAAAACTAACATAATTTTTAGGGTTGGAGATGTAGTAATCAATACAAAAAATGACTATAAGGCAATGCCATTAGAGAGTTATAAAGAAATACAAAATTCAGATAATATGCTGACAAGTGATGATGTAGAATTAACACAAGTATTTAATGGACAGTGCGGTGTCATTAGAGAAGTAAATAACAATATGATGGTTATTGAATTTGATAATGAACTTATCGTTTTCGATAAACCTAAATTACAAAATTTATTATTGGCTTATTGTATTACGATTCACAAGTCTCAAGGAAGCGAGAGTGACTATGTTATAAATATAGTTAGTGAAAAACATACAAAAATGTTATCAAAGAATTTACTTTATGTTGCTGACACAAGAGCGAAGAAAAAAGTTGTTGATATTGGAAGCGTTTCAGCTTTTAACAATGCTTTATTGGTAGATGAAGATGAACAAAGGAACACATGGTTAAAGGAATTACTGTAAAATGAAAATATTAAAAGAAGATATGATAGGGCAATCAAATATTAATAAATTTGGAGAAAAGTTTACAATTTATGATTACAAAGACTATGAACATATTTATATAATTTTTAATGAAAGTAATTACAAAACGAAAACAACACATGATGCTTTTAAAAATGGAAGATGTTTTAGCCCTTATGCAAGGACAATCTTTGGGAGAGGGTACTTAGGAGAGGGAGAATATAAACCAACTAAATTTGTCCCGTCAAAAAATAGAAACAATAATACTAAAGAATATGTCGCATGGGGAGGTATATTCACAAGGTGTTATAACGAAAACTATCACAAAGAAAAGCCTACATATATAGGGTGCGAAATTTGTGAAGAATGGTGCAATTTTCAAAATTTTGCAAAGTGGTATAACAAAAATTATTGGGAATGTGGTAATTCATCAATGGTGGTTGATAAAGATATTTTGTACAAAGGAAATAAAATATATAGTCCCAAAAATTGTGTGATTATACCTCAAGAATTAAATAGTCTATTGACAAATTGCAAAACTGTCAGAGGGAGTTTACCAATCGGTGTTTCTTATTGCAAACAAGGGCAAAAACATTATAGAGCAAGAGTAAGTAATCATATATTAGAAAATAATAAAAGAATTGATTTAGGTACATTTAATACACCAGAAGAAGCATTTCAAGCTTATAAAACAACCAAAGAAAAAGTTATTAAAGAAGTAGCTGACTATTATAAAAATAAATATCCTAAGTTTCCGCAAAAACTTTATGACGCTTTATATGCTTATGAAGTTGAAATTACAGATTAGAAAGGAGAAGAAGAAATTGAAAATTAAGGAACATCATATTATTCAGTGTGTAGGAATCGTTTTATTGACTCTAATTTTAATGATTATGGGCTATACAATAAAGTCTAAGCAAGGACAAATTGAAGCCCTAGAATCGGCTAATACGAGCTTACAAGGGGATATTGAAAGGTCAAGCATTAACTATAATGAACTAAATGATAAATATGTTGACAAATGTTCTGAAATGGAGTATAATCAAAGTGAACGAGAAAATGAAGAGTGTTTGCATTTCTTATATTTAATTGAAAGCATCAAAGACCAAGATAAATATGTATGGTTTCAGTTATATTACAATGCACTGTTCAATATTTATGAACTTAATGATTTGCCAGAAACACCTTATGATGTATTTACAGAGCGTGAAATTACTATGATGCTTAAATGTATTGAAACCGAAGCACATGAAGCAAGTTTTGATTGTAAAGTAAACGTTGCCAATGTAATCTTAAACAGGATTGAATCAGACCAATTTCCAACTGACCCTGTTGAATTGATTACACAAAAGAATCAATTTGCTTATGGTCGTGACAATATTAGTGATTCAACTGTATATGCGTTGTTGTATGCTTACATGGTAGAAGACACTACTAACGGTTGTATTGCTTTTAGAAGTGATTGTAGCCCTAACGAATGGAATGGTTGGACTAAACAATTCACCGATGAAAGTGGTCATACATTTTATAAATAGAAAGGAGGATATAATTACTAATGACACTAAAGGAGTATTTATTAGAGCAACCATATGAACAAATTGCTCTATTATGGTTTGAAGGAGGGCAGATAAGATGTGAGGAATATGGGCTAAATGATTATGATAAAATAGATAAAGAATTATTACAAATGGAATTTATGGAAAGTAATGATGAAGAAGATTGTAAGGAGATATGGATTAGATGAATGTAATTAAACGTGATGGCAAAATTGAACCATTTAATATTGCAAAGATTATCAAGGCTATGGAAAGTGCTTTTGTAGAAGTAGATGGTAAATTAACAGAAGTGTCTTTAGGAAAAATCCATTCTATTGCATTAGATATTGAAAAAATTGATAAATCTAAGGATTTACAAGTTGAAGAAATTCAAGATATTATTGAAAAGAAACTAATGGCTACAAATAGAAAGGATGTTGCTAAAGCATATATTCTTTACAGAGCAGAAAGAAACAAAATTAGAGATAGGAATAGTGCTTTTAGAAAAGAAATAAATGAAAAATTATCTGCTTCAAGTGTACAAAATCAAAATGCTAATGTTGACGAAAAATCTTTTGGTGGCAGAGTTGGAGAAGCCAGTGATGCTTTATTAAAGAAAATTGCATTGGAAGATTATTTGTCTGAAATGGCAAGAAACAATCATATAAACAACGAGATTTATGTCCATGATTTAAACAGTTATGTAGTAGGCTCACATAATTGCTTATCTATTCCATTTGATGATTTGCTTGCTAATGGATTTAATACAAGACAGACAGATGTTCGTCCTGCTAATTCTATTGGTACGGCATTTCAACTTGTAGCAGTTATTTTTCAGCTACAATCATTACAACAATTTGGTGGCGTTAGTGCAACTCATATTGATTGGACTATGATTCCTTATGTAAGAAAAAGTTTTTATAAACATTATAAAGATGGGCTAAAATATATTAATGAATCTTTAAATCCTTTATATAGAGAATTTACAGAAAAAATGAATGATACAACGCCAATTAATGAATATACAGATGTAGCACCTAAAGCTTATCAATATGCTATGGATATGACAACAAAAGAATTGCAACAAGCTGTCGAAGGAATGTATCATAACCTTAATACACTTCAATCACGAAGCGGTAATCAGTTACCATTTACATCTATTAATTATGGTACTTGCACTTTACCAGAGGGTAGAATGGTAACTAAAGCATTACTTGAAGGTAGTCTTAAAGGTGTTGGGAAATTTCATAAAACAAGCATTTTCCCATGTGGTATTTTTCAATGTATGAAAGGAGTAAATAGGTATAAGGGAGATCCTAATTATGATTTATTCCAGCTTGCATTAAAGTCAACGGCACAGAGATTATATCCAAACTATGCTAATGTAGATTGGAGTGGAAACGAAGGATATGATAGAAATGATCCCACTACGTACTTTTCTACTATGGGATGTCGTACAGCAAATGGATATGACGTAAATGGATTTGGTCAATTAAAAGATGGTCGTGGCAATATTTGTCCTGTTACAATTATTATGCCTACTATTGCAATGGAGGCAAAAGATTCTTATTTTAATGAAAATGGAGGAAAATTAGAAGACTTATTTTTAGAAAAACTTGATAAAAAAATCCATGAAGCCAAAGATATGCTTATTGAAAGATTTAATTGGATTTGTTTACAATCACCTGATTCTGCTAAGTTTATGTATGAAAATAATGTAATGGCTGGATATATACCAGAAGAAGGTATTATTTCAGCATTAAAGCATGGAACTTTAGCAATCGGTCAAATTGGTCTTGCTGAAACTTTACAAATTCTTATTGGCTGTGACCATACTACTGATAAGGGTATGGAATTAGCTAAAAAGATTGAAAAATTATTCAAAGATAGATGTACAGAGTTTAAAAAAGAAAGGTATCAATATACAGATAGTTTAGGTAATAAACATGAATATGGATTAAATTTCGGTGTATATTTTACACCTGCCGAGAACCTTTGTTATACTTCTATGAAGAAGTTTAAAGAGAAATATGGCGAAATTCCTAATGTATCTGATAAAGAATTTTTTACAAATTCTATGCACGTTCCAGTATGGATTAATATGAGTCCTATTGAAAAGATTGATATTGAATCTCAATTAACTGGTTATAGTAGTGCTGGTTGTATTACTTACGTTGAATTAGATGGCTCTGTTAAGAATAATCTACAAGCCCTTGAAACTATTGTAAATTATGCTATGGATAAAGATATTCCATATTTTGCTATCAATGTCCCAAATGATATGTGTAATGATTGTGGTTATACTGATGATATAAATGATACTTGTCCTGAATGTGGAAGCCATAGCATTAGAAGACTTAGAAGAGTAACAGGATATTTAACAGGAGATTATAAGAGTGCATTTAATAAAGGAAAACAACAAGAAGTAGAAATGAGAGTAAAGCATAAATAATGCTTGACAAACATCTCTGTTTATGGTATAATACATATCATAAAGGAGGTGATTTTATGTTTGATGAAAAAGTAGAAGTAAATAGTCATGGAGTAAACGCTAAAATCAAAGCACATATTTTATCAGATAAAGAGATGAGAGAAATTGGCTTTACTAATCATTATGAACCAAGTTGGTACTTTTGTAGACCTATTAAATTTCCACAAACAAAAAGATATAGAGGTTTCGATATTTCATTTAGTGTATCAATTCCTAAAGACGGTTCAGATATTCGCATTGATGTATTGGATGAAGATTTTTGCCAGCCTTACGATTATCAGTATATGCTTCACAAAAATCCTACATTTGAACCAGCTTTAATCATCTTTGAACAAGTTGAAGAATGGATGGAATATCTGCAATCTAAAGGTGTGTTAAGTGGTCATGTGAAAGGAGAATATATTTGACAAGGCAAGAATTAGAAAATTAAACCATGATACCAGAGGACTATGTGCGTATTATGATTAACAAATATGGGTTGACAAATTAATAATTCTATGGTATAATATGTTCATAGTAAAGGAGATAGTTATGAACATAGAACGTGGATTTAAGTTAGCCAAAAGTGCAAGTGAATTTAGTGATTACAATAAAAAGAATATACATATAGGCTCTGTCATAATGTATAAAAACAAGGTCGTAGGAATAGGATGGAACACTAAAAAAACTCATCCTTGTCAAATGAAATATAATAAGTATAGAGAACATAGTGGAGAAAGAAAGTATATTAGTGAAGAACACGAACCTTGTTTACATGCTGAAATTATGGCTCTACAACACGCTACAAGGTCATTTAAGGGTGATTTAAGCAAGTGTAGTATATTTGTGTATAGTGAAAAAAAAGAAGGCTGTAAAAGGCTTACACGGCTTACAAAACCATGTAATGCTTGTTCTAAACGACTTGAGGAACTTGGTATAAGAAATATTTATTATACAACTAATAATGGTTGGCAATATGAAAGGAAATAATATTATGTTGAACAAAGAAAAGTATGCAAAGGAAATTATTGAAATTGCTTGTAATGGTTGCACCGTTGGTATGAAAAACGGAGTATTGTGCCCATGTCATTCTATCGATGATTGTGATTCTTGTGATTTTTATAATAATAAAACAATATGCGAAAAAGTTATAAAAGAGTGGGCTAATTCAGAATACAAAGAACGTGAAATTGATTGGAATAAAGTTCCTGTTGATACACCTGTTTATGTTTGGGATTTTAATGAGAACAATCTTAAAAGACATTTTGCAGGATATGACAAAGAACACAACATGATAACCGTTTTTGACGATGGAAGAACTTCTTGGAGTAGCAAAAAAACTACAAAATGGATTCATGCAAAAATTAAGGAAGGAGTTGATTGTAGTGAATGGTATAAAGATTAAACTAAAGTATGAAGATTTAAAGGAATTTATTAAGATTACAACATCGTTTGAATCAAATATTGATATGATTAAAGACCATTATGTTATTGATGCAAAGAGCTTGCTAGGCGTTTTAAGTTTAGACTTTACTCAACCTACGATGGTAGTTATTCATTCGGTAAATGAAGATGAAATTGTTCATTTCTATGATGAAATGAAAAGGTTTACTATTTAAGAAAGGAGAAACTATATGGCTAATTTATATGAAATTGATTATCGGCTAAGAGTATTAGAAGATTATATGTGTGACCCTGACACGGGAGAATTACTTGGTGAGGATTCTTTTAACGCTAAGTTTGATGAAATTCAAATGGCTTTAAATGAAAAGATTGAAAATTCAATGTGTTTCTACAAGAATTTACAAGCAGACATTGAAGCATTTAAGACAGAAGAAAAGAACATTGCACAACGTAGAAAGGTTAAGGAAAATTTAGCTGAACGTATTAAGAACCGTATTGACAATTATATCCGTATGAAATATACTAATGAAGATGGTGTTGTTGATACAGATGGTCTTAATAAATTTAAGATGGAAACACCTAGAATGAAACTGTCATATCGTAAGTCTGACTCTGTTGATGTATATGATATGGATGCATTACCTAAAGAATATATCAAGGAAAAGGTTGAAGTATCAGCAGATAAAACCGCATTAAAGAAAGACATTAAAAGTGGCAAAGAAATCAATGGTGCTAAAATTGTAACTAATTTGAATATGCAAGTGAAGTAAAGGAGACAGTGTGGTTTTAATCATTATGTTAATCATTATTACATTGTCATTATTAGCTATAATCTGTGCATTTCTAGTACCTACTATATTTTCTATAGTATTGTGTATTATCACTGCATTATTATGGTTTATCAATGGCATTTTGGAAGTAAGATCTTATCATAGGAGGAAAAATAATGTTATTTAGAACAATCGCACAATTTGAAAAGGTATCATACGAACAATTTTTTAACGACTTTGTTAAGACATTTAATCTACAAACAACAAGAAAACTTGAAGATGGAACTATTGAAACAGTTGACTTAGATTCATTTATCAAACCATTTTATGATTCAATCAAACTACCTCAACGTGCTACAAGTGGTAGTGCAGGGTATGATTTCTATACACCTATTGATTTGAATATCGTACCTAATACAACAGTTAAGATTCCTACAGGTATTAGATGTAAGATGAAGAAGAATTATGTGCTACAAATCTATCCTAGAAGCAGTCTTGGTTTTAAGTATCGCTGTCAATTAAATAATACTGTTGGAATTGTTGATGAAGATTATTTCTATTCTGACAATGAAGGACATATTTTTATTAAAATAACTAATAGTACACTTGATGATAAAACTATCAATCTAAAACGAGGCGATGCTTTTGCACAAGGTATTTTCACTAAATATTATCTTGCAAAGGAAGGAAAAATTACAGCAAAAAGGAATGGAGGATTCGGTTCAACAAATGGAGAATAAACCTATTACAGAAGAAGAGTACAAAGAATTTGTTGAATTTGTAGATGACTACAATCGAAAACTTCAACAAAAGATTGATAAATGGCACTCTAGTTTTATTTATAAATTATATTCTATGCTTCTTAAAATACTAAAAAAGTAAAAAAATGGGGAGAAGTCAATTAAGACCTCTCCCCATAATACTATCCTAAGTATTCCTTTGGAATCTTTTGTACACTTGTTACAATTCCTTTATGTAACTCATCTTCATTAGGATTTAACAAATATCCATAATCTTCAAGTTGTTTCTTTAATGTCAAAGCACCGCTTTCATTTGCATAATATCCAACAACGACAGTGTAATAATAATCCTTATCTTCAACTTGTGGCTTATCAACGCCCTCAGAACCAGTAAGACCTAATAAGATGGCTTTAACCATCTTTCCACAATCGTACAGTTCAAAATCATCGGGGTCATCTACAAAGCAACATTCGATCAACATAGCAGAAGCTTTTGTATTCTTTAATACATATAAACCGTTGCTATACTTGACACCACGATTAGTAAATCCTAAATTAGCTACAGCACTACAAATAGCCTTTGCAGTTGTTTCAGTTTCAGTCCCTCTGCTATTAGGATGAATCCATACTTCTACACCCTTGGTTACACCATCTTTTTCAGTTTCTTTGCTAATGGCATTAAAGTGAATAGAAATATCTAAATCAACCTCATGTGAATTACACTTAGCAACAATTTTTTGTAGAATATCCTTTTGACTTGTTCCATCATTGCAAGTGCAGTCATAAGCAATATGCCCCATATCTGTCAACGCTGTAATAAGACCATTACATACATTCCTGTTTTCTGTAGACTCATCTAAATATCCGATAGAACCACAAGCAACCATACCTCTAGGATTATGACCAGCGTGAACATTAAACTTTCTTTTAACGGATGGAGTTGTAGGTTCAATTACCTCTTCATCCTTCTTCTCTTCTGTAATAACATCATACTGAGCAAGATTATATTTTTCAATACAATCAATCAATGTTTGCGTATAAGTCGGACTTGTTGCATATCCATCTTGTTTAATTAGTTTACAATATTCCTTATAATCTCGTACCCCTACAAGATTGCTATAACGCTTATTTTTCAATAGAAATTGGTTGTGGTCAATAATAGACTCATCCCAACTGTCATATGCTCTAAATGCGGCTACAACAGTTACATATTGACCATTTTTATATTCTTTTGTATTGATAGAATATGTCTTTCCTGTCCACTTAGAATTAGCCTTAATACCGAACAAAGCGTTTGCTTGAGTTGCCAATGTGCTAGTACCATACCTACTCTCAATAATTGCTTGAGCTAATGTAGGACTAGGCAATAGATTATTTCTATTACAATCTAAGACGGTGTTATCAACAATCTTATCAAGAAATTCTTTAACTGTCATATTACCATCTCCTATCTATCCATATATTCTTCTTCAATTTTGTCTTGAATTTTATCTTCGACCTTTTTTACTTCATCTTTCTTTATTCCAAAAATATCAATTAGGTGTTGACCTGTTTTAGCGACATAAATACTGATAGCACCAATAATCATAGCCTTAGGTTGCATACCTAAAACATCAATTAAGCTAGGAATTTGGTCTAAAATATAAGCTAATGATAAGAACATAAAGGCAATCATTAAAGCCTTTGCGATACCATTAACTAATTTCTTCCAATCGAACTTAAAATCCTTAATATTTACATTAACATACGTTCCACCTAAAGTGTTACTAATAACAGCCAATCCTAATAATCCTAATAATTGAATTGCTTCTTGCATAATATGTACTCCTTTCTACTTTACACGATACATTTCTTTTACTATTCGTATCAATGTATTTAAAGACAAACCATTTGCTCTCATATCTGTAATAATCTTTCTTAAATCTTCTATCATATGTTCTTCCTTTCTTTGAAACGTAAAAAGACCTTACCGAATATCTTATAATAAGGACAAGGATCAATCTTCATTATATAATAATCATATCCATCACAATAAAATATTCCAAACAAGCCAACTAAAGCCATCCACACAAGACAGAATATAATATTACATTGTCCAAAGAAAAATGTTCCCCAAGGCATATTGGAATAATCCCATACATTTAATCCTAACCATACATTTACAATTAAACCACAACAACCCTCCGCTATTGTGCAAAGGGTTGTTACAATTAACACTTGTATAAGATAGTCACATTCAAACGACAATATATTATTCGTACCATCTATTACGAATAATCCTAAAAATCCAGCAAGTAAGAACATAGACCAATGACTATATCCTCGGAAGAAACATTCTAGCATATAATAAGTGAATCCTACAGATATGAATAAGCCTAATTTACCTAATATATATTTCATATCATTTTCCTATTTTATGTTTGTGTATTGGTGTCAAAATTGCTTTTTCAAAATCCCAGCCTAATTTATCAATTCTATCTCTTAATTGTTCCCACGTGAACCCATACTCTGTAGCCCATTGGGAAAGAGTTTTCGTTTCACTATTATATGTGATAAATCTATTATTTGTTCTATTTCTTTGTTGGTCTTGTATGGTAATCCATCTACAATTACTTGGTTCATAATTCCCAAAAGAATTTATTCTGTCGATCGTTAACGAATCGTCATAGCCATTATTTATAGCCCAATTATAAAACGCTTCAAAATCATTTTTCCATTCATCACATATAATTATATTTCTTTCTCCATAAAATCTATAAATCTTACTGTTAGGATTATAACACCTATCTTTCATATGACTCCATATTGTATAAAGTCTAGTATTTCTCTTATTATGAGTTGTTGAATCAGATCTTGCTTTTTCAATTTTATAACAACCGCAAGAAGAAGTTTTTCCACTATTTAGCATTGTCACAGTTGTAGTTTTTGTATTTCCACAATCACATTGGCACAACCAAATTTTCCTACCATTTTTTGTTTCACCAGTCGGCTTAATGGCAACAAGTTTCCCATACCGTCTTCCGCTAATGTCCTTACCATAACTCATATTATTTCTCCATAGACTTTAACAAATCTTTTAATACTTCACTTTGATACTCTTCTGGAATGATGATATTATACTCAATAGCTTCTACTTCTTCTTTAGTTTGCAAACTATTAATATAAATTCTTAAATCTCTAAACCATGTTACCTGTAGAGTCACAAAAAAAGTAGCTGTATCTGTAATAATTTTCATATCAGCATTAGAATAATATTTACAATGTTCATCATGGTCACTTGTGTGCCAAGGTATTTGTTCAATTCCAGCTTGAACTTGACCAGCTAAACCAAGTAATGATGTTTGGTCGTGTCCTGTAAGAGTGAAATGTTCAACTGTTCCATCCGTTAAAGTTGCGTTAAATCCATTCTCAATAGTCTGTTGTTGAATTTGATTCATTTCATCAACTTTACGAGTCTTTACAGATTCTAATGGTTCAACATAAGTGAACTCTGCTGTAAATGTTCGGTTCTCTGTAATATCTCCACTTGCAGGGATTACAGGATTCCAACCATCAAACAAATAATTTTCTTCTGTTGTAATTGTAGGGATGACTAAATCCTCATACTTTGCAACCTTTTGTGTTAAAGCCCCTTGAGCAGTTCCACCACCATTAACATTAAATGTTGTAGTGTAAATAGGCTTCTTCCACTTATGGTTATCATTCGTATATTTATATACTTTATCTCCTAAATTTGGTTCACCGTAGTCATATTTGAATTTGCTATAATCACCAAACATAATATCACTATCTGTAAACCATTGTAGACCACTTAGATTTTGATTACAACCAGTAACCTCAATGGTGTGTTCATCAACAACTCTAACAACGCCATCTAAGTGTTCATCACTATTCAAAAATTTTATATATGACATATAAAACTCCTTTCTTTTAACATAACGATTTATATATACACCGAACGTCTTCTTCACAAATAGTAAGATAATATAGTTCGGTCGTTTTAACTTTCTCCATGTGTACTTTACATTATTCCACCAAAGAAGAATAGTATAAAAATTTTGCAAGTTTTATTAAGAAGATTCATTGCAAAGACTCATCTGTGTTATTAAAATGTTCCTATTTTACTGCATAGTAGACCTTTACCGCCAAAGAGTTTAGTCCATTTACGGAAGTCATAACAAGCTCGGAATTGTTATGGCGCACATATCCAATTCCAATACCAACAGATGATTGCTCGGTTCCTCCATTGTACACTTCGATAAAAAAGTCTTTTCCGTGTACCATAGCCCCGAAATCAGGGATTTCAGATACTTTTGTGAAGTGATACCCGTGATGCCATTGCCCAAATTCGCCATTTTTCCACAAAACTAAACCACAGTCTAATGCTTTAAAATCTGGATTACCCAATTTTTTTCGCACTGAATCAGCACCTGTGATATAGAAATCATTTCCTTCCTGCTCAAATGAACAACCGCCCAAATTACTATTTGTCTCTTTTAATACACTGTTTGCCTCTTTTAATGCCAAAGCACCAGCAATTGTATTTTGTTGTGTAGCCGCATCAACTTCTGTTAAACTATTTAAGATATTACCTGTTACTGCTTTATTCTGAACGGCATTAGTAGAAGTCTTAGAAAGAGAAGCGTCAACTGTAACTGCTCCACCCATCTCTAATCTATCTGTACCATTGTCTAAGTACATTTTTCCATTGCCACTTGTATCAAAAAGTATTTGTCCGTCTGTTACTGGTGTGCTAGTAATTGTAGCACTATCACCACGTTTAAACAATACTGATTCATTCGCCATAATTAAAATCTCCTTTATTCTTCATCATAGTATGGATAATAACGAGCCATTGTAATTGATTGTGTACTCCCTAATCCACTTCCTATATTTATTGATTTAATCATATATAATTCTTTTTCTTCAATACCATATTTATTAGGCAATGTAATTTCAACTAACCAATTTACATCAAGCCAATAAATAGGCACACAATTTAATGTAACACTGTCTTGTAAGCGGCAGAGCCTATATAATTCCCATTTCGCCCTTTCCATAGCCAAGTCACTTGTGTAGATATTATCATAATCTCCACCTTGTAACACTTGCCGAATCTCTCCAACAGACCCACCAACATAATATGGACTATCAGGATTTTCTTCTTTAATTTGAGCGTATGGAGTTACCTCACCCATAAATTGAAAATATTTCTCTTGGTCATATTCACTTGCTTCAAAATATTTCAATGTATAAGTTGTATCATTCCTTAACTTGACAGTGTTTTTAATCTCTAACTTCTTTAAATTGTTAATTCTGAAATAAGGTAAGTATACATTCTCACACCCTGTCTTTGGAGTCCTAAATGTATATGTCATACCGTCTGTTAATTCTACAACACTTGCATCATTGATAATATAAACATCATCACTGATAACGGCAACAACAGGATTCTCTACTTGTTGAACATTTGTAAATTCCCAATGGTCAGTACCGAACACAAACTTTACCACATAGTAAGTGTCTTTGTCTTTAAATGTCGGTACAATACCCTTTTCAGTTCTAATAGGATAAGTTTCAGTTGTTGTTTCTGTTGTAACCTCGCCTGTAGAACTATTTACTTTATTCTTAGTTGTTGTCACTGATAATTTCTTGGTCTGTCCTAAGTCAACATTTGTATTAAACCCTATCTTTGTATTTTTCCTTAACTTCTTAACCCCAGCTATAGAAATTTTATATGTATCTCCATCAATAGTTGCTTGACCGCCATAATTCTTAATATCATGCGTCTTGCCAAACACCTCAATAGAGTTCTTTAACGTTTCAAAGCTAGTTGCTTTTTGATAGTTGACCACATTCACATTCCATATATCATCATCAACCATAACTTGCTCATTCTTACCACTAGGGATTTTGTTGTAATGGAATACTCCGTCTACATCAAAATACATCTGATAATTCGGTAGTATATCCCTTAATTTTGTCAATATCTGATAAATTGTCCCACCTACATCAATTTTAATATCATTAGGTGTATCAATTTCACATTCGTCAACGACATATTTTGTAAACCCAGCTATTTCAAGACAAGCTATAATTGCAACACGAACATTTGAGCCTTGTGGGACTAAGTATGGTATTCCTTGTAAATTACCATTCCTTAAACCTGTCATTCTAGCCATTAAATCAACACCTTGAATTGTTAAAGTATTGTCTGTTGCAGAATATACACGTTGGGGATTATTTATTAAATAAATCCCCATATTAGTATATTCTATCTTATTTGTTCTCATATCTTTTTGACCGACAAATACTTGAACATATTTGTCAAGCCAAATTTTGTTTCCTTGCCTAATATCGAAAGAACTATCTCTAGGAGTAAATACTATACTACAAGTCCTACGAATATCTGAATTTGCATCAATCGTAAAACTTGGTGTTTCAATCGTATCACCTGTTAATTCACCAACATCTTGAAATTGATAATTAAGCAAATTTATCTTAAAATATTTAACCCGTAGCCTTTGTTTAGCCAAATTATATTCCGCTTGTGTAGGCATATTTTCTCCTTTCTATTATTCTAAGTCTACTAGACCATTTGCGTATAAATCGTATTGATTGTCATATTCACCTTGCTCAACCCAAGTAGCAGTTACATAAGTAATACCATTGCCATATGGATTAGCATATGACACTTGTGGACTACCTGTGAATCGTACTAGACGAATATTTCCATTCCAATCCTTTATAATCTTAGCAGTTGTATTATTTAAGAACTCACATAAATCATTTGTTTCTCTTACAACATCTGCTCTATCTATTCTCTTTGTTTTGTCAAAGTTATATCCTAATACTGTTAATGTAATTGAACCACTCCAATAATCAAGTTCACTGTTCTTCTCTATGATAGCATACTTGCCCTTTAAAGGCGTGTATGTAGCCATAGGAGCGTTCTTAGTATCACCATTGTATATTATGTTACCTCTAAAACTAAATGCTGTATTTGCGTCTGCTATGGTTACATTAGTAAACTTTGTCTTAATACCATTGATAGCATAGTCACCTTCAACGTCACCATCTAATACAGGGACAATAGCATATTCAGCATCATAATCTGTAGGCACAAAATAATCTTGCATTAAGATAGATTCTAAGTCCTCGGCAGAAGTAATTTCATACTGCTTTAATGTTACCCACTTAAACGTTCCTTTCTTTCTACGCTTGATACGGACATATCTTAATTGGGACAACAATACATTCGCATTACTACCACTTATATTACCATCAAAATCACATTGTATAAACGTATCATAATCATAAGGGTTTTGATTTGTGTTGAAATTCCTTGATACATTGCCTGTAATATCCATAAAGTCATAGATACCGTTCCATAGCATCAAGTTAAACAATGGGAATATACTAGACATATCATCAGCTTGCGCAACAAATTCTTCACCCATTGCGTAATCTTCACCAACATACCATTTATCAGTAAGACGTTCAAATTCAATATCCTTTATATCCCAAGCCAAAGTATCAGTACCACGACTTAATACTTCAAGCCTTACATCATAATAATCTCCGTTCTTTCTGAACCATACCATATATTTTGACTTTTGATTTAACATATCAACAGCATTGGATTCTTGATGAACTTTTCTAACCCCATTGACATATCCATCAACTACAATCTTGTCCTTTACTTCCGTTTCAGTGTAAGGAATTTCTCTAACTAGGCTAAGTATAAATCCATTTTGCCTAGTTCCAATTAAAGCAAACTCACCAAACCGACCAGTTTTCATAAATGCAGTAAATGTGAAATTTTGCTTAATACGAAATCCTTTAGACCACTTTACCCAGTTACCATATTGATAAACGTCTAAAGCACTAGGCGTAACCCATAGACTTATTTCTTGACCTTCTTCATAAGTGAATGGTATATCCCAATGCACATAATCTTGTGGATTTGAAGCCGCTAATGAATCAAGATATGTAGGTGGGTCAAATTCTGGTGGTACTTCACCATCAGCAACATTTATATTACTTTTGATATTTACATACCCTTTTGCACAATTATTCTCTAGGTCTAATAGATTAAATAATTGAGGGTGATAGTATCGTACATTAAACGCATATTTACCTGTAGAAACAGTCATACCATTTACTGTTGTAGCAATAGCTTCTACTTCATAATTTGCGGTATTGTCGAATCCACCAAATGTATGTGAGAAGTAAATAGGCATTTGGACACGACCATAGTAAAAATCGCTTTCATCAACTGTCTGTCCTAAACTGTCATATAGATAAAACTTGACATAATTAAGTAGTTCACCCTCTGTTTGATTGTAAGCTACATTAAATGTATAACTACTATTTTCAACTAAATTATTCAATGGCAAATTTGTGAAACCGAATGTAGGTTCACTATAACAATAGAACTGAATTACATTACTGTCATCACTCATATTGTCATCTGCATCAAATGTATTGAAATAGAAGTTGTAATAATTATCGTTCTTTAAAGTACCACTAGGTACAGTTTGTTCAAACCGATAAGATGTTACTTTATTTTTATAGACCACACTATTATCGGATTGTAGTCTAATTGTAATCCTATTGGCAACAACTTGGCTACCGCCACTAGAGGTAAAACTAAATGTCTTATCTTGTGTTGCGTCAAATGCTGATATGCTTTGTGCAATAGGTTTAACTAATGCCATTTAATTTTCCTCCTTTATTAACTCCATGTAGGTTGTGAGCTTGGTAATGTTATAGTCTTTAATGTTGCTCCACTCTTTGATTTTAATATTAATTTACTACCATTAATTTCTATGGTGCTTGCATAAGAAGTTGTTATAGTATTACCATTTGCATCTGCTGTTGCTTTAACCGCTGTTCCATCTGTTGAAAGTTTATTATTTAAAGCATGATGGATAACTTTGTTTTGAACTGGATTTGTAGATGTACTATCTAATGTAGAATCTACAGTAGTCTTATTAGCCCCTTCGGCGATGCCATTAAGCTTCGTCACCATAGTAGCAGTCATCAAGCCATGAGCAGAAGTTGTAGCATCTTTATAAGTTGTATTATCATCATTTCTCCACGCAGGGTTGCCATTAGCATCAGTTTTCCAAACTTTATTTGCTTGACCAGATCCTTTAGCAACATATCCCTCAGATGATGAACTATTAGCTTTCCAAGTGTTTGTATCGGTATATATGTCCTGTGTCCAATTGCTCCAAGTGCCATTATGGCACGTTCGTCTATAAGTGTTTGAGTTAGTCGAATTTGTTAAAATCTGTGTATAATATGACTCACTTGCGTTATGAACAACAATAAGTCCTATAGCATCTACACCAGATGGTTTATTAGATATTGAATTTCCACCACCACAACTATAAAATCCGGGTGTTGTAATATTATTTAGATTAGAGTCTGATGCCAATACAACACTTTGTGCTTTATTATTTAATTTATTGCTTATTGCTGATTGTGTCATAGTTCCATCAGTTGCCGTGCCTGTGCCTGTGTAAAGTTTTGTTAATCCAGCAGTAGTTGCAGTACCAGTTGCGGTAGTAGTTGCATTTGTACCCTTTTCACCTTTGAGATTATTAAAAGTAAAAGTAGTAGTAGTACCGCTTGTGCTTGCGGTAACACTTGGAGTACCAACCGCACCTATGTTTGCACCAGCGGCGGCTTTAATTGTTGGTGTTACACCATTTGCACCTTTTTCACCTTTTACTCCTTTAATGCTTCCTACATACACCCATTTAGCATTAGCCGCATTTCCAGCAACAGTACATCTATATAAATAAAATGTAGAAGTGTTAATATACATATCATTAACTAAAGAAGATGATAACCCAGAACCCGAAAATGCAGTAGCAGTTGTTGAAGTTCCCGTAATAGCTGTACCATAGTTAATTACTGACCCCCTAGTTCCCGTTGCTCCTGTGTTTCCTTTAAGATTCTTGAAAGCAAAGTTAAATACTTTAGCAGTATTAGAACCACTCGCTGTTACTGTTACACTTGGAGTGCCTATATTGTCATCTATACTAGCGGTAGGAGTTCCAAAACCAGCAGAAGTACCATTTGCGCCAGTTGAACCTTTGCTACCGTTCTTAACTGTAAAAGTTGCATTTGTTCCATCTGATTTTGTAAAAGTAAATACATTACTTCCACTGTCAGCGGTTGATGTTGTTGTTTGTGAACCACCAGCTAAGAAAGTTGGTTTGTCAGATAGATCATTATAAGATCCGCTAGTAGCAACACTAGCAAGTTTAGATTTTATATAAGACCATAAGGTACTCACTGGTTTACGATAATATTCAGTATGTGTTTCTCCACCATTAGCATACTGAACTACATAATAATCCCCATCAGTAGGGACATCCTGTGCTGTGAGTAATTTGTTAATAGCTTTGCTAACGCCATTCGCAGATAAATCAACTTTGCCATTTAATTTTTTATCTATTTCAGTTTCAGTATAATATCTATCGTCATGATTATGTGCGGAAGGTGGAAATGTGGTTGGCTTATTTGTAAGATCATCATAAGAACCACTAAAATTACTTGTTCCAGCTCCTATATTAGTTCTTGCATTAGATTTCTCTGTATCGGTTAATCCTTGTGAAGCAACTGTAGATACCGCTTTAAAGTTACCTACATTACCTAATCCTACTTGTGTTTTAGTTACTTTATGTGGATTATTTTTATTCTCAATATGGTTAATTAAATCTGTAATGGCTTTAGAAATTTTACCAAAAGCTACAGACAATTTTTCGCCACTTACAAGTTTGGTTAGAGTTGTCGATTCTGTGAAAGTCGGAGTTTGGTCATTTGTAGCAACGTTAGGAACGTTACTTAATCCTACATCATTCTTTGTAACCTTATGAGGATTACCACTTGTTTTTTGGCTATGGTCATAAGCTATTTTACCCCTATCACCACGATAAGCCGTTGAACTTGTTTCACCTAAAGCAAGGCTAGAACTAATTTCAGCATATTGTGTTCCAGTCCATCTATATTGTAAATTTGTGTCAGTTGCTATATAAATCTTTCCGCTTTCGCCATTTGTAGGAAAGTCTGTCTTTGTATCATATTCAAGTACGTCATCGACATAGCTTGGAAGTTGAGAACTAGGCACAAGTCCATTTGCATCTAATTCAGCAACACCATTAGACGTACCTTTTTGACTTGTTGGAATTGCTTTAACATCACTTGCCACTAATGTAATATCAGCACTTAAAGCCTTCCCATTAACCTTTCTTGTCTTAGGTACATAATTACCTTGAATTGTAGTTACAGCACCTTTAACAGTAGTCATATCAGTTTTCAACGTGTCTACATCTGTAGTTAGACCTTCGACATCACTATCTAACATAGCAATGTTATCTTCATTAGTACCTACACGACCTTTTAATGTATTATAATCTGTGATACTTGCTCCATCAGTGATACCATAACCGCTCATTGTAGTAGGGTGATTAGTTGCAGACCATTGACGTTCATTGGCAACATTTCCAAGACCTATGTTTTTCTTTGTGATATTTACATTGCCAACTCTATAATCGGTTTCAACTTCACCTTTAACACCTATTACAGTGTTCTTTTGTGCATTGTTCTCAATACCACTTAACTTTGTTTTTTCTTCTGTTATATAACTAGCAGTAGTATTATCTAAAATAGTTTTATTGCTATGTGTGTGAGCTTGTAATACGGCATCATCATAATCAGCTTTTAACTCATCTGTAAGGTCATTTGTAGACAGACCTTTACCATCTATTTTGTCAACTTTATCTTTAACCAATGAAACACTTATTTTGTCTAAATCTGTATAATTATTATCTGTATGAACATAATTTTTATCTGATACAAACCAACTATCGTTAGTTAAGTCACTTGTTTTAGTAGGAATACCTAATTGCGCATTAGTTTTATTTCCTTCAAGTGTATTACCATTGATACTAGGTTTATTATATAATTTGGTATAATCCCAATTTTCTCCTTTTAAAATAGCTTTAATTAATAAGTCCATTTTATCTTCAAAACTTGTATTTTTCAATAAGTCAATAATTTGAGCCATTGTCAACCTCCATTATATTGTAAAGTCAAACTACCATCAGTATTAACTATTAAATCCCATAAGTCTAGTTTAGTTTTATAGCTGTTTGGTAATGCTCCAACGTCATTATAATTAAGTGTAACATCGCCCGTTTTACCATTTACGCTTGATACTCTACTTACACTAGGAGTTGGAGTAACACTTCCACTACTACCGCTACCACCTTTTAATATAAACATATTGTTATATTGACCTTGTGGTATAACTACTTTGACCATTTCATTTAAAGTACATTCTCCACCTATTGTATCAATATCTGAATACTGTACTCCATTTATTTCAACTGTGTAACCACCATCTTCAACAACCTCTACAATCTTACCTGTTGTTGTAATATCTCGGTTACTTTCTTCAAGGCATTTATTGACATATGATTGAATACCTTGTAATAACTGCTCATAGGCAATTTTATCTTTTTCCATAGACATACAAATGCCCTCCTTAATATGTACAAGGGGTATGTTTCAACCCCTCAAAATCTATGCTCTTCTAAATGATTGTTGTGTAATATCTGCACTAAAGTTCTGTAAATAATCAATAAATCCTTGACCATCTTTTACTTCTGGTAAATTAATTGAGCCTATCTGAATACTCATAGATTGATTACTATTGCTTACAGGTTGACCAACTGACTTTTGACCGTTTAATGAATTGAATATACTAGCAAGTGTGTTTGTTGTACCAGCATTAACAACGCCGCTACCACGCTTCAAATTCATTACAACACCTTGGTCGTTGTTCAGCTTAGAACCGATTACAAGTTCACGATACTTAGGATTTTCTCCTACTACAGCAATTTCAGAATCACTGATTGAACCTTTACCACTTGCATAAGCAGATACTTTGTTGTCACCTGTGGATTTACCACCCATTGAAGCAGTAATCTTACCACCGACAGCACTTAAACTAATACCACTTCCACTTATATTAGGGAATGTCATTTCGCCAACCAAAGCGTTCCATTCTTCAACAAAGGATTGTAACTGTTCCTTCATCTTGTCCCAATATTCTTGTTGGTTAGCCACACCTTCTTCAAGTGTTTCGTTGACAGCATCTTTTTCGGCTTTTAATGCTTCAATCTGAGCTTCATAATATTCTTCAAGATATTCTTTGTATTCTTCAAGTTGTTCAATCTGATTCTCATAATACTCTTCAACTTGATCTTTATAATCTTCTAAGGATTGAATACGCTCATCATACCATTCAAGTTCTGTATCTCTAAGTTCTTCAATGAGTTCTTTTTGACGTTCATATTCATTTTGGTCTTCTTGTTGTGCTAAGTCTTGTTCAGCGCCAGAAACAGCAGTTTCATCTTGTGTATATTGAAATTGACCATCTTTAAGCACCATGACATTAGTTTGTTGGGCTAACGCTAATGCTTGTTGTTTCTCTTGTAAAGCAATGTTCCGTTCACGTTCATCATTTTCTTTTTCAAGTTTATCAAGTTGGTCTTGCCAATACTTTTCTCTTGCATCACGTTCACGTTGCAAAGCAGTAATCTCAGCATCAATAGCCTTGACCTTAGAATCCTTCTCCTTTTCAAGAGCCTTAATTTGAGATTCTACAGATTTAATTGCGGCATCTTTAGCTTCTTTTATCTTGTCAATCTGTTTATCATATTGTTTTATGATAAAGTCGATTACTGTCTTGTATTTATCCTTTAAAGTCTCTGTGGCAGATTTCTGTTCTTTAACGGCTTTGGTAGCTTTGTTTGTAGCTTTTGCGGCTTTTCCCATACCTTTAGAGAAATTTTTCGCAGTAGTATTCGCCCAATTGTCAACTGCTTTTAATTGATTGGTCATCTCGGACAAAATTTTGTTTATTTCACCCTCAGACGCACCGCCTCCACGACCTCTAGCTTCTGCCACTGCGTTAGCTAGTTTAGCTTTAGTATTTTCATTTAATGAACCAGTTTCAGCATCAATTCCAGCTACAGCATTATTATGTTGTTGTCCTGCTGTCTCCGTAGCATTACCGGCTTCACCACTAGCAACAGCATTTAATTTTTCTATTGCAGTATTATAAATGATTTGTTTAGCTTCTTCTGCTTGTGCTTGCACTTTAGTCATTAACATTTGTGTATTGATTGTTAATTGACCATTTTCTTCTTGTAAAGCCGCGAGATAAGCTGGGTCTAAAGTCAATAGTTGTTGTAGAGTATCAGTGGTATAGCCACCTTGTTCATTATATTCCTCAACTGCCTGAGTTAAGATTTCATAAGATGATTGAATATCATCAACAGCTTCATTCCATTCGTTGAATCTAGGAAGGATTTCTGCCGCACTGTCAATAGAAAGACCCATTGTATCAGCAAAATTTTGAAGTTCGTCTACTGATACACCTATTGATTTCGCTAATGTATCAATATCTGTAGCGGTATCATCAATTCCACCATTGAAACTTTTTAATTGATCTTTAGCTTCCTCAAAAGAAATACCCATATCATCTGCATATTGTTGTATTTCTTCATCAGTGAATTGAACTTGGCTTCCTTGATTTTCTAATTCTGCTGAATTTTCTTGTACTGTTTTAGACCATTCATCTGTTGATGAGTTGGCTATTTTTTGTGCCTCATCATAAGTTTCTACAACATTCTTAGCATTTTCAACATCGGCACTTAATTTATTATAATAAGAACTTAAAGCGGAATATCTTCTCAATTCAGCATTACTTAAATTTTCTTGATTTGCTTCAAATTCTTTTAATGATCCAGTTGCCTTTTTAAGTCTTTCTTCTGGGGTTCCTGTTAATCCTTCTACCCTTTCATAATCAGATTCTTGACCTATATTAGAAGATTGTAAATATCTTCTTTGTTTTGTTGCTTCTGCTCCAATTTCATGTTGAGTTTGTTCTGCTTTAGCAACCGCCTCTTGATGTAGTAGCTCAACGTTCTCAGCCCTTAAATCATTTATATCTTTTAATTTTTCAGATTCGTTATCATAAGAATCATTTAATGATTTATTGATTTCAAGAAGTTGTGATTTTGTTGTAGATTCACTTTGTATTTTACTTAAAGTATTACCTAATGTATCACTATATGATTTAAAACTATTTGCACTGTCAATAGCATTTTGTGTTGCTTGTTCTTGCTCTTGTTTTAAACGACTATATATAGCAATACCAGCAGTTAATACCGCAAATAAGCCCCCTATTGCAACTTGGGCTACACTAGCAGAAACACCAGCCGCTTGTAATGCTTGAGATAAAGACATTGCTTGAATAGCACCACCAGATAATGCCTCATCAATTTGAGAAGATACAATAAGATTAAACACTGTTCCCAATTTACCAACATTTGCTATTAAATTAGGAATAATATTTGTTATTTTTGTTAATCCGTTTAATACTGAATCAGCCTTTATTGTAGCAATTACACCAACTAACGCAACTAATACAGTTTTAAGTCCACCCAAATCATTGACTAATTTTAATGTATTTATGCCTAAGTCTAAAAATATCTTGCCTACTTTTTCAAGACCGCCATCGCCCAATACAAGCTCTTGAAATTGTTGCTTTAATAAAGCAATTTTAGCAGACATACTTTCCATGTATTTTGCATTTTCTTCTTCTGCACTGCCAAATGACTTCATAGATGTAGTTGTTGCTGATATTGCATCGTCAAAACGGGTCATAACTGCGGCGAACACATCGAATCTCGTCTTACCAGCCAAAGCATTTGATATTGCAGTTTGTTGAGCATCGGTCATACTATTCCAATCTTTTGCAATATCACTAAGAACATCAAAAGTGGAGCGCATATCACCAGTGGCTTCGTCTAATAAAGAAATTGTCTTTGTAGTATTTCCTACTTCATATGATAATTCTCCTGCTTCTGTTGCTACTTGTGCAATATTGATACCGATTGTTTGTAATCCCTTACCAACTTTGGATGCTTGACCTGTAAGCTGTTCAGTACCAGCCGTTAATAAGCCCATGACTTCATCTTGTGTATTTCCTAATGTCTGCAATGCGGCGGCTGATTTAGTTAAACCAATCGCTAAATCACTGTTAGAAACGGAATAATTATTAGATACGGCATTTAACTTATCAACAATACTAGCGGCATCAGAAGCGGCTAATCCATACGCTTTAAGTTGTGATACAACAAACTGTCCTGCCTCTTGAGCAGACACCTCTGAATCCGCTACGTTCTGATAGAGGGCGGCTACTCTAGCCAATGTTGCCGCATCGTCATCAGAATAACCAGCTTGTTTGAAGATTGTTGCATTTTGAGTCATCTCGACTCTCGTTCTTGCAACGGTTTCTCCTAATTTTCCTAGCTTTTTCGTATAATCGTCTAATGCTTGACCTTCTAAATCAGAAACTTTTCTTAAATCGGTCATGGCATCGTCAAACTCTTTAACAACATCAATGGCATCATACATAGCTTTCGTAAAAGCTCCAATAATAGCCGTAATTGTACCGAATCTCAAGACCTTGCCAAATGAATCGCTAAACTCTTGACCCCATGTTTTAACATATTTTGCACTTTGAGTAATAGTTGTATTTAATTCTCTTCCTTGCGCATCAAATTTGGTCATGGTTTTAACTACACCTTGTAGTTTACCATCAGCACTTGTAACATCTTGAGTTAATGTTCTTATAGAACTACCATCAGCTTTTAATTTAACTGTATAAGTCCTATCCGTAACTTTTTTAATTGATTGATCTAAAGCATCAGCATTGGCTTTTAAATTAAGTGTAAAATCTTGTAAAGCCATCTAATCACCTCCGACCAAATTGTTTCTTATCAATCAACTGTGACCAAGCTACATTTATCGCATCACTCAAGTCATCTTGATTTTTTTTACTTGATTTACTCTTCCATACCAAATCTAAATCAAATGTCTTATTAGCATATTCAACACTTGATTTCTTCATTTCTTCTCTTGTCGTTCCTTTTCTTGTGCCTGTAAATAATCCTAAAGCACTTCTCCATTGTGATACTCCAATAAATGATACTTTAAGATTATTAAGAGTACACACGGATATAATCATTCCTTGTAATGCCGATAGAATTTTCAGTGTTTGTGGATTAGCCATAGATAAAGGAACATCCTCTACAAACACTTGATCTACTTTATGTTCCTTTACAAAACTATCCAACTGTCTACCAATCCACACAATTCTATCACGCCATTCAGTAATGTCTTCAGGTATTTCCCAAAGACCGTATAGTTTTAATTCTTTATCATTGAAAAGACTATAACCACTTTTCTTACTACTCATATCTAACCCTAAAGTTATCATATCTTTTCTCCTTTAACTATAACTAAATTGTCCTTGTTGAATCGGTAAGCCAACAGATTGACAATTTTGTATAAATACCTTGTTTAAATCTCTATCTACAATTTTCCAAAATTCCGACCAAAACGGTCTACTTCCTATTTGTGGGAAATTAGCAATAGCACCTATTTTCCCATCTTCAATTATTTCTAGCAATGATTGATTACTTAAAAACGTATTGCCACCATTGATAAATTCAAATCCATGTTGAAATAATGGACTTCCACTATGGCTTATTGATTTACTAAACGACAATTCGCTTTCAACAGAATTTTTACTTTTTGTAGTAACAATTTCCCAATTATCAAGTAGCTCATTTGTTCTTATATACCACTCTTGGTCATAACTATATACTTCACTTTGAATACAATTATATAATTCTTGTTCAAAATGTTTCATAGTTAAATCAATAGCTTGTTCTAATTTAATTGCTACTTGTGCTTGCAATCCAGCAAAGCTATTTATTGCCATTACTCATCACACCTTTAAGTTCGTCAATACTTTCATTCAAGTCAAATCCATTTAATTGCTTACTTAAATTTTCCATAAATGCTTTTACTAAATGGTCAATGGACAATTCCTTATCTACTAATTTATCAACCATATAGGCATTACATACATCAATTTCAAAGTCTATATCTTTTTGTTGAACATATTCATCATAATAATCATTAGCAGTTTCCTTTTTCTCACAATCAGTTAATATTTGAACCAACATAGCAATCTTGATAATTTCTCTTTCAACTACATTATCATGTTGAACTAATTCCTTTACAATATCCATAAGTTCAGTGCTTGTTAAGTAATTCCTATTTAATTTCATAATATTCTTTCCCTTTCTATGTACGGATGGGTGTCTTACCCATCCTAAATTAAAAAATGGAGAGATGTTTCCACCTCTCCATAATCAGCTTCATAGAAGCTAACATTAAATACTATCATCTATATTTTCTCTGACCATTTTTTCGTAAAACATTTTTGCCATATCATAACTAACGTCTACTAAACAATTTACTCCACAAAAATCCATAAGTTTGTTTAATTGTGAACCAAATCTATCAGACCGTTTGCTAATTTCAGACAAATAATCATCCGTTGTCAACTTCTATGAGCCTCCCTTCTATTTATTGTTTATTTTCCAAAGCATCTAATCTACTTAATATGCTTTGATATTGTTCTTGTGTGATAATACTTTCTTGAATTTTTATATTTGTCCATTTATATGCCCCATTATTTTGAACTCACTCATAAAAATATCCATGTGTATAATCACTTGTACTTGTTCCAATAAATTGAACTACTTGACCGCCACAAGATTCTGTTGCAATAGGCATGATTTCATATTGAGGTATACGTTCGTTTACTTCTTCAAGTATTGCAAATGTCTTTGCAATCTTGTCACTTGAAAATGTCTTAGCCAGTCCAGTTGTATTATCATCAATTAGACCATCAACTTTTGTATCAACATATTCAATATTATTAACCACTGTTTCATTTGGCATAGGTAGATTAGCCTTGTCACCTACTAAGTCTGCCAAATCTTGTAAATGTCCGTCTGTCTGTGCTAAATCAGTAGCACTTGCAACACCTAAATCTTCAAAGGTTTTGTTACCAATTAAATCAACACCTTCAATCTTAGGTCTGTTGATTAAATCTTCGTAGTCATCAGTTCCACTGCCGCCACCATCATTAACTTGAATGGTTGTTATCTTTTCTGTTCCATCATCTGCTGTCCATGCGAATACAACAGTTGTGACACCATCTATTTTAGTAGTTGATTTAATAGTGCAATTCTTACCAGCTAAAGTGCCAGCAATACCTTTTAATGATTCATCTGTATATTTCTTTGAGAGTGCAATATCAATTATGTCCATATTACCCTCCTATTGTTCTAACCATTGTTTATTTTCTGCATCATATAAAAATGCAACACTTGTGTCCATCTCATAAAATGTAGAGGCATTAGGAATATCATCCATAATAGGCTTATTATCAGTGGATAGACCATATAATTCTGCGGTTGCTTGTTCAACTTGACCGCCAATTCTTGCTATTGTTACCATGTATTACCTCCATTATAGGTTTATTCCAAGTTGTGATAAAGCATAAATTAAAGCACCTATTCCAAGTAAAATACTAACTGCGTTATGCTTTAAAAATAGCACCCAATCAAATTTACCTTTATCATCAATAACTTCCATTCGTTCATTTACTTCATCAAATTTCTTGTCCATTGTGCTTTCAACATTCTTTACTTTATCATTCAAATCTTTTACTGTTGAAGCCAATTCTGATGTTACTCTATTACTATCCTTAACACTTTGAGCCACTTCAATCATTGTGTCCTTTAATGTATCTAATGTACTTAACATTTTATCGTTGCTTTCAATACATTGCTTTGTTAAAATATTGTTTGTGTTAAGGTTAATTTTTACTTGTTGAATTTCATCTTTTAATTCTTTGATTTCTGTATATTCTATTTTATTAACCTTGGCTTTAAGGTCATGTAATTCTTGATTATCTTCCATATATCTATCCCCTCTATATATATTCTTTATGGTTCTTAAATAGTAATAAGTCTGTCATTACAAGACTTAATAATACACATTTACATAATTGTTCTAATCCAAAATAATATGTTATAAGAGAAATAGCCATATAAATAGTCATAATCAATACAACCCTTTTGAAATGCCAGTCCTCATCTTTTCCTTCATGTTCTGCATTTAACTCTATCGGTGCTTTCTTGTAAATATCTACGCAAGAATATAAGCATAATAAAAAGACTACCCATATAGGAATAGTCTGTGAGATAATAGAGAACATTATACCGATTATTGAACTAATGATAAAACAATGCACATTTGTATTACAGTGGTAGCCCATTGTGTAACTGCGAACACAACTCAAACAAATTCCTAACACAAGCATTTGCCACCAAACACCAAATATATAACCTATGCCTATTAGTCCACCGAATGTTAATATAAGATAGACAATGCAAGTTATATAATAAGCCCAAGGTTGACCAATTTTAGACTTCAAGAACAATTGTAGTTTGTCTAACATATCAACACTCCTTTTCTATGTACTTCGGTTCTTAGGGAGAGCCAACAAGACCTTTTGTTGTAGTTGTAATTACTTACGAACTACGCTACCCATCCAAAGCTTCATGGTATTCCATCTCCTTATAAATAAAATTTCTATAATTCTTACCGGAATCATTGAAACAAATAGTTTCAAATTATTAATATTAGTAAATTCTATTCCTAAAACTAATTCATACAACATAGAAACTAACATTTCATATATTAAAAAGAACGCTAATGATTAAAAAGACAATTTTAAACTGCCAAATAAACTATTTCTATTTCCAATGTATAAAAATGTGGTCAACCAAATAAGTATAATTACTTGATACAGTAAAGGTGGTAATAATTTGCTAATTAAGCAATTTCCTAAACTTAATATTAACCATTCATACCATTTGAATTTTCTACAGTTACCTATCCTTTCAAAGAACAAACACAGTAAAAATCCTTCAATACCACTAAACAACACAAAATCAGTTACAATCTCTCTTAACATAATAAATATCCTCCTTTATCTGATATATACATTATACCATATAAAGGAGGAAAAGTCAAGAGGAAAAACTATGTACGATTACAATTTTGAATCCTTTGCAATCCACTTGATACTATTCCATATACAATCGTCATTAAACGTCTTTTTGAGTACCAAGTTTTCTTTGGTGTGCTTGCCAAAGTTTACATGAACATCACACCTATAAATCTTCATCAAACATTCCACTTCATCAGCTACCACCTTATATTTCTTTAATCCACTTTCAATCAATAAAGCTAATTCACCACTATCATAGGCAAAATGATACTTGTCAAGATTAAACCTCTTTAGCACCTTTTCAGCATAATCATAGTTGTCGCTAAAGTTGTTACGGCTAAACCATTTTTGCTGATTCATCACTAATTCCTTTCTTGCATTTTGTCAAAAATATCTAAACTTAATTCTCTACTATTTTGCAAGTGGTGACATAATGAATCATAATATTCTTCTGAATCTTCTGTCAACTTTAGCAATATTGATTTCATTTCATTATTCTGTCTTTCTATCTTATCTACTTTCCATAAAGAAAATAGACCAATTATTAAGGCAACAATGATACAAGAGGATATAATTGTCCAAGGAATGAGCATATTATCTGTGAAGCATAGTTGTCTTTCAATATAATATTTACTTGTATAGTATACAATGCAAGATATACCAATGATAGAAGATAAAGACACAATGAATTTCTTAATCATTCTACAGCCTCCTTTCTTTAATATGGTCTTATTATACCACAAAGAAAGAAGGCTGTCAATCATTTTTTTCAACAAATACAAATTCTTTGCATTTTAATATTTCAATTAAGTCCTTTGCAAAGATAACCCCTATACATCTATCTAATCTATTCTTGCTTATACTTCTACCCTCTTCACATAATACAGTATTTTCCTTATAGGTAAAGAATGGATAATGCTCTTTGTATAATATATAATGGCAAGGTTGATCTTTCTTCTTGGCGTGGGTTATGGGGAATACAAACACGTTTGAACTTGTTTCATTTCTAATATCCAAGCTCATTACTAAACATGGTCGTACACCCATTTGCTCTGAATCTTCGCCTTTAGGCAAATTGCACATCCAAACCTCGCCTTGTTTTATTGCTTTCCTTTTCATCCTATTTCTTTCTAGTTACCTTAAAAGGTGTAAGAGAAACTTCATATCGGTCAAGTCCTTCTTTAAGATATACATAATCTTGGTCAATAGATGTTAATTCTGTTGGTATCTTTTCAACATGGTCATTGATTACAACATATAAGAATAATTTTCCACTTCTATTCGGTCTATATGATTGCACATAATAAGAACCTTGTGGGATTTCTTTAATTTTATCTTCAATCATCTTGTAACATTCCTTCCATAAATTTCCATTTGGTACGAATTTATTTTCCTTTAAGCATTGTTTAGCATATATACATATCTTATCGTCAATGTTGCAATACAGTCTTGGAAAATATTCTGTTTCATCTTTATAATACATATGTTGACACATATTTATTCTCACTCCTTAGTAGGGGCAAGTATTACCTCGCCCCTTATATATGTAAAAGGGATAGCCTAAACTACCCCTTGTTGGCATTACAGCTTTTTGTAATGCTCTTGTAATATCTTAACATCGTCTGCTTCTTCCATGATTATTTTATGAGAAAAATCCCAAAGAGCACTCATAGTAGCAGGAGGTTCACCATTTTCTTTTCTGTATTCGTCAATGATTTTAACCACTTCTGAATGTAAATCCATAGCTTCTTGCATCCGTTCTACTGAGAACTCATAATAATCATTTGCTAAACTTGGATATTCGTGTTTAAGGTCAATAGCCTTACGAATATCTTTATCAGCGTCATGTATCTTTTCTTTTATGTCGTGAGAAATGTTTTGTATGATTATCATATTACACCTCACTAACTAAAAAGTTGATATATTTCTTTGATTGTGCTTTTAACCATAGCACGTTCTTCTGTATTGTCTTTACTGTGCTCATTAAGTTCCTTGAACATATCTTTAAGGTTAATTAAGAAGTGTCCAAGTTCTTGATGTGACATAGCTAAACTGTCATTACTTCCAGTCTTCTTGTACTCATCTTTATACTTCTTATAGTCAGCAAATTCATCTACAGCATCATACAATTTTTCGTCTATTTCTGTTTCTTCAATATCTGTTCGTTCTCTGTCATCTTTATGTTTTTCTTTCTTGACCCATGTTCCGTCAAGTTTACATAAATCCTTTTCCCATTTATTATATCGACACTTTAAAGTATCAATATAAGGAAGAGTCTTTTCAGACAGATTTTCGGAATACATACAAAGTTCTTCTTTCAAAGACTTCATATATTTTTCGATTATTTCTCTATCTTTCACTGACTTTCACCACCTAACATTTCTATTATAGCATCCATCTTTTTGTCTTGCTCTTTCAAATGCTCATGTATATCACTTACTGCATTTTGTATAGCATCTTGCATAGTTGATTGGTCAACATTCTCAAAGAAGTTGAACCAACCAATAAGGAAGCTAATGACACTTAAAGCATCAAGAGCTTCCCATTGTCTATTATTGCTCATTTACAGTTTCATTGTAATACACATAAGCATTAGCACTATTTAAAGTACCATCAGCACTCACTACGAAAGTAATAGGAATTGTACTTCCGCTTACAGATGGGATTGCTTTAATATATTTTGATGGAATGGTAAAAGTATATGTGCTACCAGCTATAGCAGTAAAAGTTGATACAGCAGTAGGTTCAGAAGCTCCATTTACATACATGGAAATTGATACATTTCCTGCACCAGTAGCTGTAAAAACAAAACTACCGCCAGCCTTATAAATTCCACGCCTTTTAATGACTAATGCGTTGTTTGCAGAGTCAAAAGAAGTCCTATTGTTAGTATTAAAGAACACTGTTGTAAATGGAATTTTTTCGTTAGCTGTCAAAGCTGTTGTACTTGTGTTTCCAACTTCTAACATGATATTCTCCCTTCTTTAAAGGGTGTCATGTTTCAGACACCCTTATTGAATGTCTGTTTATTATGCTACGGTTACGCCAGTGTTGCATCCGCAACCATATCCGTACCCATATCCATTGTAACCTTGATAACAAGGAGGATTGGTTACGTATCTGCCAAGTGCGGTTAAAAGCCCTTGACTTTGCATAAAGTTAGAAATTGTGTTATCACGTTCTTGTAGCTTATCTCTAAGTTCTTGAACAGTGTTAGCTTGCATTAAAGCTCTTGTTGCTTCACCATCAGCATGAATAGCATTTACGATTGCACAAGTGTTTTGTGCATTTTCATACTTTAAGCTGTCGATATTGCGGTTAGTGGTACAGCAACAATTTTGTTGCTCATAACCTAAATTAGCAATGCCTTGGTTTACACTGTTAAAACCTTGCATAGTATCAAACCTTACATTGTTAATAAGATTAGCATTAGCATAACTTGCATCACAAATTCCGTTAGTAATTCCGTCCAGTTTAGAAACGATTGTTCGTGTATCAAAGCCTCTTTGAATATCTGCTTGAGTTGCTACTGCACCATTACCACCGAATCCAAAACCACTTCCCGTACCGAACAAAAGTACGAAGATGATAATGAGAGCTAGAATACCACCACTTGTGCCGCCTCCGAATAGACCGTCACCATCTCTTCCATTTGCTAAAGCCATTGCATCTGCTACGCTTAATCCGTTTCCATCCATTGCCATGTTATAATCTCCTTTACATTATAAAATATAGTTTATTAGTTGTTAATACACCATACATAATGTTGCGCACCCATTATATAGATATATTATATATCTAAAAGAGATGCACTAGAGATTGTATATAATCTATATTTACAAATTAACACTAGATACACCTCCTTTAAGCATACCTAATGTAGCGTTGTAAACTACATATAATCTTTTCATTTCATTTTATCAGTTACTTGTAAATGTAACTAATGTTTCTTTGCCACCTTTCTATTTTATAATCGAACTCCTAATGTTTTCAACATTTGTTCTATTCCTTGTGCTTGTTGCTTTACATTATTTACTTGGTCTTGTGTTACTTGACCATTTTGTATCATTTGTTGTAATACCACATTAGGGTCTTTGCCCTTCATTTCTTGAGCAAATTTCAAAAATCCTTGTAAATTAAAATTGTTTCCTTGCGATTGTGGTTTAGCACCACCTATAGAATCCCAAAAATTAGCCATTTACCTCACCAACTTTCTCAGTTTTTGGAGGTCTGCCAACCTTTTTAGGTTCTTCAACTACTTGTTGAGTAGGAGTCATTGCCTTATTTAAAATATCACTGTAATAGTTCACACTATTCTGCAACTGTTCAACCTTTTGATTTAATAAGTTAAAATCTTGGATTTGAACAAATTGATTATTGTTTTGAGTTTGACCATTATTATTTAACATTTGGTCTGTCACATCTTCAACCTTTAGCACTTTAAAATGAGAAGTACCGACAAAATCCACTTCTTTAAAGTAAATATAAGGTTCACTTGCGTCACGCATCCATATTGAACTATTAAATGCAAGCACCTTTTCTTTTGCCTCTTGCATATTAGAAACAGTTACAAATGGATTACCACTATTTTGTTGTTGTTGAACTTGTGGTTGTTGAGGTTGTTGATATGTACTTAATTGCCCCATGTTCATCATATTCATAGGATTAGGATTGTTATTTATGCCAAAATTATTAGGCATATAATTGTTATACATCTAAAAGCCACCTTTCTTTATAAAATAAAGACTTGGCTTCATAACCAAGTCTTTTTAATTAAGGAGAGCCATAAAGACTCTCCTTTCAACTTAGTTATTTTTATGCTTGAACATCTACAACTGCGGCAGCCATCAAGGTATTTCGATTTTTTACCACGATTTCAATATCGGCATGACCTTCTGCATTAGCGGTAACCACACCTTTCGCATCGACAGAAGCATAAGTATCATTACTACTGGTGAAGGTTAGTTTTGAATTGTCAATTAGTTTAGGGGCTTTAATGCCACTATAAATAGCATATACTTGTAAAGTTTGTGTTTCCGTAGCCTTTAATTCTACATTAGCATCGGCTACAACAATAGCCTTTACATCAGCAAATTCATCTTTGTTATAGGTAATTTGCTTTAACTTAGCATAGTAACCATCATTAGAATCACAACCTTCAAGACCTGTAAATGTTGCAAGAGCATTACCACTTAAAGGTGTGGTTGTAGTTCCAGCAGATGTTAATGCAAGTTCCATAGTTCCATCAAACATAAAGTTAGGGATTTCTACTTGAACTTCGCCAACCTTAGAGCTATTTGAAAATTGCTTAACGTCTGTGCCAGCCTTAAACAAAGGCAATGTGAGTACACCATATACTTGAGCAGGAATAAATGCAGAACTTACAGTAAATTGTTCAGCACTTGCATCTGTCTTAGTATACTTAACACAAACAGTTGTTCCTTGTGGTAGGTCAGCTACATTTGCAGTTTTAGTATCTGGGTCAAAAGTAATTGTAGTCCAATTATCTTCTGATGGTAAAGAATACCATCCAATTACACCAAAATTACCAAACTTTTGAGGTGTATATTTTACTGTAATTTTATTTGCTACAGTTGTAGTAACTTGCTCTAATGTAAGAACATCTGCACCAGTTTGAATTGTCCCTCCAACGTTCAATGCCATATAACTGAAATCAAACAAAGCGTCTGTCAATGTAAGAGCCATTGCAGAATCATGTAGGTAACGACTTAAAAGAGCGTTTGCCATACCACCACGAATATCTTCTGCCGTCACAGAAAAGTTAATACCACTATCTACTAATGTCTTACTTGTTACAATTAAGTCTCCGCTAGATTGGTCAAAAAATTGAACCGTACCAACGGAAGCTAATACAAATTTAGACATAATTTAATATCCTCCTATATTTTTTACATTGTTATTTTTATTATTAGGGTGGTGGGAGCATACCCCACCATGCGTCACCCTATGAATACATTATATCTTGAACATAATGTCAAGCATTATTTTGTTGTAAGTTCATTGCAGTTAGATTTTCAGCACCACTAATGCCTTTACTTGCCAATGTAGAAGTATCTGTAAACAATTCTTCATATGGGTCTTTCTTAGGTTCAAATAATGGGTGCTTAATATCTTCTTTTACATCATATTTATAAGACCCTTGTATAATCTTCTGCCCTATATATATTTCACTATCTTTGCAAGCGTCATATATCAATTCAAATTCACGATAAGGTAATTCATTTAATTCTTTAAATGTTTTGCTTGTCTTACTTGATACAAATGCTTTCTTCTTTTCTAAAGTTGGAGAAGTGATATTACTATATTTTGTTTTATAATATTCTTGCATCAATTCTTTAACTTCGGGTGAAACATATCTGTCATCATAATTTGGGTCATTTTGTGATTGAATTATCTTTGAAATATCGTCAAATTCTTTTGGTCTGATAATTGCTTTAATTGTCGTATCTTGCTCACATATGTATATCTTATTATCTACAAATGCAACATAATCTTCATCCATACACAATTTAATTAACCATCTTAGTTTATCTTCTGATTCTTTGTTCATTGCGAATATTTTTTTGATAAGAAATTCAAGATAAGACATTTGAATAATTTCAATGTCATTTATTTCATTCTTCTCTATACTCAAAATTTCTTTCGCCCATGAATATCGTGAATAATCTTTCACTAAAATAGGTTTAATATAAATCAAGCCACCATCTTTTAATTTATATGGTACATTATCCATATTTACAAAATAATTCAATTCTAATGTTTCTAAATCAACCACAGCTACCTCCACTATCAGCACCAACAAATTGTAATGCCAATATTAAACTACGACCATAGAACGATTTAGAGTTGCCAATATTTAGTTGGCTATTACAAGACCTACTCAATTCTCTATTGAATTGAAACACTCCACTACCAATTTCAATATCTCTTCCATTCATAACAGATAGAAACAATGCTTCCATAATATCTGTTCTTTCACACAAAATTTTATTTCTTCTTACTAATGAAGTCTTTTCATTTGTGACAAAGTCTGCTTCAAAACATACTATTGCTTCAAATTGTGTTGTAGGAATTGTATTATATCTATATAATCTTAACTGTGTTTGGGCTTCGGCACTGTCCATAGCAGACCCAATCAAAGGTTTTAAAAAAACATTAAAATTTTGTTCAATGCTTTCTCCTTGCCATATCATTGCCTTTTTCTCTTTTAATGTAAGATTTTTCTGTTTTAGTGCATTAACTTCTGTATATTTAAGCAATTTCCAAAAATCTTCCGCATCTTGACTTGTGTCTGTTAATAACACTTCAATAATTTTGTAGGGGAAGTCTGGTATCTCTGAAAAATTATTAAAAGCCATATAATTATTTTCATTCGCTAACATAACTTTCCTCCTACAATAGTCCTAATAATTCGATTGCCATTACAACGTCATCACAACCGTCAGCACTAAAAGTTAAAACCAAATCATTATCAGATTCTTGCCTCACAGTAAGTTTATATCCATCAAGTGTTTCTGTTAATGTATAAGAATATACATCTGCTCCACTTGACATACAAGTTACAATCTCGTTTTGTTTCTCTCCTTCAATATATACACCACAAGTAAAATCAATTACTTGACCTTGATTCAATTCTGTGATATTGTTAGGGTTGATAATAATTTTCTTTTCTGGTAAATAGTCATCCACAATTTTAATTGTTATCGTGTTATATATGCTTTCATTATCAGCCATAAAACACGTTATTTGCCCTATAGAGCCTATTTCTCCTATAACTTGATAATTTCCTTGCTCATCAATTTCAACAACGTCAGAATCGCTTGTAGACCACTTTAAAGGTACATCTATAACATCAGTTCCATTCTTAACTGTTGCTGTCAATTTACCTTTAAATCCTTGCGTCTGTTCAATATTGTCTTGGTCAATCTTTAATGTATAATCAACCTTGTAATAATCACATATGTTTAACTCTTTATTATCGCTTGGCAACAAAGCACTATAATCCACATAAATTTTTACACAAGTGACTTGACCATTTGTACCTTCTTCACGCATATAATTGTTTACTTCTTCCACCTTAAATGCAGTAGAATGTTGGAACATAAATCTTTGATTCTTAACAATGGACATAGTATAGTCGTTAGCTTGCACAAGAATAATCAATCTTGTGTTGGGTACAGTACCATCTTTGTTAATTAAATTGTTTGTAGAACTAATGTCTGTTCCTAAATAACAAGGCATCTCAACTATTTTACCATATTCATCAATCCAAGTCAATACATTATTGCACCGAACACAACTAAAATCAGCTACTTGGTCAAGTGTTCCCATACGGTCATAGCATATATAATATTCTTCATGCTCACCATCTAAAACCATTTTATAATACTGACCTTTATAATTCTGTTTATGGTCAATATCTTGAAACAAAACCCTAACAAAGTCTGAATATACTTTTGAAGTGTTAATTAAGTTATCTGAAATAACATCAACCCATGCTTCATATTCTGTATATTCGTCTACAAATGGCAAAGCTGATTGTTCTTTAATTGTAAATAATTGTGTTGTGTTTATCCATTGGTCATTTATTGTAGCTTGAACAAGACCTTGATAATATTCTTTTGGAGTCTGCACTATTTTGTCTAAATAATTTTTTACATTAAAATTAAACATTAAGCACCTCCAAAGAAGGGTAATTTATCAAAATTGTTAAGTTGATATGCAGTAATAGCTTCTGAAAGTTCTTCTTCCATTGCCCCAAGTCTTTCTAATCGTTTGGAAATATTGGCTTGTTCGGAGAAGTTTTTAAAATTTTTACTTGACAAATGCAACTTAAATTGAGTTACATCATCTAATGCTTTCTTATACCAACCTAATGCTACACCAAGACAAAGAATATATACTTCTTTACTTGATAAATCAGCATCAAATACATATTCAATATTATCATTGCCATTTTCATCTTTTATTACTTCTGAATGGTATGATAAATCGGTCAACGTTCCAGAAAAAAGGTCTGTAGCATTAACCAAAAAACCGCCTAAGAAAGTGTAAAATGCTTGCTCATCCATCTTAATTAGGTTGTCTAATTTATAATCAGTGAATAATGTGGTATATGCCCTATTTAACACATCCTTAAATGTCACACGCATCTTGCCACCTCCTTTATGTACTCATGGGAGTTAGTAAACTCCCATTACTATTTATTCAGGTTTTCTTTCGTTTTCTTTTAAATCTTTAGCAACCTGCTCAATATCAATTCCAGTTCTTTCCTTAATTTCTCTAAGATAATTGTAATCCATTCTTTCATTAAGGTTCATTAGTTTGGCAATTTCCATAGCTGTCGATTCTTGCATATTCTTTTCCATGCCAAGAAAAATATCAACGTCAGATTGCTCTCTAAGATAAACAACCCTATCCATTCTTTCTTTTGTATACAGTTTGTCATATTCTTCCGATAGACCAAGTTCTTCAACTGCTTCTCTATCACTAATATAAATCAAACCATTTTCCATTGTATAAGGATAAGATGATACAATATCTGATAAATCATCAAATTTAATCATTTTGTAATCACCATACTTTTCAAAAGTATAAACTCTTCCTAATCCGTCTGGTTCAGTTGATATATTTACAACACTGTGCATTAAATTGATGCACTTAATCTTTTTTCCACCTAAATTACTTTCTTTTTGAACCATAATTGTAGGTTGAGTGTTGACTTTAGATTGCAATTCAGCCATTGCTTTGTTTTGAGCTTCAATTTGAGCCATAAGTTGCTTAATCAACTCAGATTGGTCATCTTTTTGTTCCAATTCTAAATCAATAGCATCTTTTTCAATTTTAACTTCTTCATCTTTGGCTTTTGGTTTTCTTCCTCTAGTTGAAGTTGTTTTAGTTTCTTCTGCCATTTATATAAAAATCTCCTTAATTATCATTTAATATGTACAAGGGAGCAATAAAACTCCCTCAATTTATTTTAACTAAAAATTAGTTAAGAGCAGATACTACACCAGCAACGGAATTTGTCACGGTAGCCACGTTCCATGCTTTTTCTACAGTAGTTTCAATCATCTTATTGGCATTGTCATAGTTTCCATCAGTATGAGATACTGTTCCACCAAATACACCAATCTTAACAATCTTATCAGATGCAGGAGATACAACGTAAATCTTATCATCTGCTAACTTAAGAGAATAATCCCCCTTAGTATCATCTGCTACTTGTTCCATAGGAATTACATCAAATCCATTAAATGTTTGAAGATGTCCAAGACGAACATATTCATCATCAAGCAAATATCTGTAATTGTTGTTGCTAGGAAGAACACTCTTAAGTGCAACGGGCGTTCCAAGAATTACAGCCTTTCTACCTTGGTTGTAAGCAGTAATAGTTTGACATAACTTAATAAGAGACTTTTCAGAATAGTTAGTCACTTGAAGATTGCCAGTTAGTGCATTTGCAGAAGTAGTAAATGCGTCATAAGCATCAAACAGCATACTTCTTTCAATAGAAAGACCAACTTTCATAACCTCTTCTGCTACAAATGCTTGACCAGTAAGAATTTCAAACAAAGTTGCCCCAATGGTAACTTCATGGTTCTCACCTTCCATAGTTACAGTAGTTCTAAAGGTCTTTTGTTGATTAGTAGTACGTTGTCTCCATCCAGCCTTAGATACTGTAAATAGAGAATTGGACTTAATATCAAACTTAATAGTGTCCCCAAGATCAGCATACTTAAAATCAGCAAAGTATCTTACAGAGCCAGTCATAAGTACATCGGGTAGAATCATATCAATCATCACGTCACGGATTTGATTAGCAAAATACTTAACCATAGGGTTTTCAGCATAACGCTTTACTTCTGTCTTATTCCCCATATCAGAAGGAAGTGCCATTCCGCTTTGCTTCGCTACTTCCATAGCAAAAGCTTTATTGATTAGAGTTCCCATTTCATCCTTAGAGTGTTCAGCAAAAGCCTTTACACCCTTTCTCTCATTATTGAAATTACGAGAATACTCTTTCATTGCATCATATAAATCTTTAGACATTGCGGAAAATGCCTTTACATTCATAAATTCCATAATTCAATATTTTCCTTTCGTCTATTATTCTTGTACACAAATTGCCTTATATACTTTAACTTTCTCATCACCGATACCAGCTTGAGGGAAGTTTACATAACCAATCCATTCTACTTTAAACGCAGTAGAACCAGCGGTTGCACCAGTTTCAGCGGCAACTCTTGTATAAGTTGTTTGGCCTGCTTTTGCTTCAAGAATGTCACCAACAACTACATTGCTTGCATCATCAATACATTCTGCTGTAACTACAATTTCATCTACATTTGCAACAGGTTTAAACGCATCAAATGTATGCCCCTTAATATTGGTATAATCTCTGTCATCAGCAGAAAGACCAGCATATAATTTCCCATTTACTTCGGTATACTTTACAGAAGGATTATAAGCAACCCATAGTCCACCCAAATTACCAGCACTAGGAACTGCCGCTGTCCATCTATCTTCTCCTTGAACTGTAGGAGCAGTTAGTTTAATAAGACCACCACCAGCTACATCAGCACCAGCACAAATAACGCTTCTATTAAGAGCGTCAATATTCTTTGCTTGAATCATAGATTCAATTAAAACGCCATTTTTAGCCATAATTTTTTAATCTCCTTGTTTACATTTTAGAAATTCTATCAAACACATCTTCTGTGACTTGATTGTTTAAAGATTCACTAACACCAGCAAATCTCATAATACCGTCATCATCTTGTTTTGGTTTGTTCTTAGTTGCTTCATAAGCAAATGCCTTTACCTTATTTTCAAAAGCGCCAAGTTCACCTAAAGAAAGATTTTTACCTTCTTCGGAAAGTTCAGAAAATTTCTTCTCATCAAGGTCTTCCTTAACAGAAGCCATAATCGCAGAAAACTTCTTATCTCTCTTTTCAGTATCGTTAGCTTCCTTTTCAACCTTTAATTCAGCATTTTCTTTAGACATTTGAATAAACTTCTCAACAATCTCATTAGCAGACATTTGTTTCATAACCTTTTCTGCTAACTCCTTATTTTGTTCTGTTTCTTTTTCAAGCATTGCTAACATAGCAACTTGGTCAACATAAGCATCTAAGGAAAATTTCTTTTCTTCCTCTTGAGACTTTTCTTCTTTCACTTCTTCCTTAGATTCTTCATCAGCCATTGCTTTTGTTTCGTCACAACCCATTTCTTTAGTTTCCTCTTCTTTAGGTTGTTCTTCCTTATTATCTTGAGCCATTTCTTTATTTTTTTCTTTCTCTTCCATAACAACATCCTTTTCAGTATCAGTAAATAATTTATACTTATTATCAATGTTTTCATCAGAGAACTTTTTAACATTGCCTTGCTCAACATAAGTTTTTTCTACTTCTACAATATCTTCGCCCAATACAATATTATCATTCTCAATAGTAATATTAAGTTTATACATTGTAGTTTCATCTTTTCTATAGATTACAGCAAATTTTTGTGTACCTTCTTCATAAATTCCTTCAATTCTATAAATAGAACCGTAGTCATCGTCTGGGTATTTTGTTACCAAAATATCATAAATGGTACTCCAAAGATTTCCAATATCTATAGCAAACTTCTTTTCGCTTGACATAGTGTCCTCCTTGTCATCTTTATATAACCCCAATCGTTTTTGAATGGAAATTGCTTTTTCAGCTACACTAGAGTCGTGTTGTTCTCCATAAGCTCTAGCACTTGAAAGACCCTCTGCATTATATACCCATTTACCATCTTTTAAGTTCATAACTGGATATTTTAAAGAACCTTTTCTTTTTTCTTCCCAACCATCCTCTAAAAGTAAGCATACACTTTTAGCGACAGTCTTGAAGTTCTTTTCTTTTAACAAATCATCTTTTGCTTTATTTCCGTTCCAATCTCCCATATCAACAGCTTCTTTAGACTTGTCTACTGGGTGAGATTGTAATGATTCTTCTGCAAATTGCTTAACTTTAATTTCTGTCCCAGCTACAGACGGATTATAATGAAGTCCTAACACGGTAATTCCATGAATATGATAACTCAATACTGGATTATCAATATTTAATTCAACACCAAATTCATCTACAGCTTTTCCATATTCATTTTCATCATACTCTGTACTACAAGAAAATTCACAACTTACAGTTCTTTCATTTTTACTACGGAACATATCTACAACATCTTTTGCATAGATTTTGCTTAGTAAACCTTTTACAACAACAAATTCTTTTTCAACACCATCTACTTCTTTCATTCTAAATTCCACTTCTTCATTAGGTGGAACATAACCAAGCACCGATTGTTCTATCTCATGTGATTCTGTGTCTTTAGTAAACTTATCATATTTTCCTATAATAAATTTTCCTTTAAAAGTATCAGCATCACGTTCAAGAACTTCTCTTGAAAAAGGATTTTTATGAGTATTGTTGCCCTCTGCCAAAGCGTAAATTTCTACAACAGCAAAATCGGGGTCTTCATTTTGTTCTCTATACATTTGAACATCGTCAACAGAGAACTTCTTTATATATTCTTGCATTATAAACCCTCCATTGACATAAATTCAATTAGTTCTTTACTTTTTACATAATATATAAATTCATTATCTATATACTTAGGATAAAAACCATGCTCATGTAATACATTACTTGTATCACTATTCACAGCAATATATTTATCCTTATCTTTAGGAGTTTGTCTTATAATCATTTCAACCCTCCTAATCTACATAATCAGAAACTTCCTCTGTCTTATCAGACCTTTCAGAAGAATCTTTCTTTGGCGCGCCTACATTATCTTCGCCACTTGATTGCATTGTATTAGCATTTAACATCATAGTTAAATTACTAATAAATGTAGTATCATTATGTGCGCACTCTAAACTACGTTGAAATGCTTGTGGTTTCATTCCATAAGCACTCGCCCATTGTGTTGCGTCTAATACAATCCCTTTATCTGCAAAATTTCTTAAAGTTTCTTGTCTTTGCTTTCTATCCCATGGTCTATTAAGTCCATCAAAAGAAAACTCAAACTTATATTTCATTGTTTTCTTATTTACATAGAAATTAAGGAATTGATTAAATTGCTCATATAAAGGTTTCATAAAACAATAATCTGCATAAATAGCATTTTCAAGTTCTGATTGTGCCATTTTAGTTGTTGTATAAATCATTGTGCTTGCACTTGCCCCTTGCGCGGCAGTTGTAGTATATTTCTTTTCAACCATACTTGGATTACTGTCTGTAAATTGCCAACCTTTAATATCTTCCAATGGTAAGGCTAAAGGCTTTACTTTGTCAGCAAGACCCGATTTAACAAGTTGCATAAATTTTCCCATGGTTTTAGGGTCTATCGAAAATTGATTTGACTTATTTCCACTTTTATCAGTGTCCATAGTTTTGATTTCACCAGCTAATAATAAATAAGCGGAAACCATATCTTTATTTTTTTGCAAATCTTCAATTTCATCATTATTTAAACAACTCTTTAATAAAGCAATTAAAGGTGGTACTTGTCTAAAATTGCTTAAATCAAACTTAAACGCATAAGCGCCGTCATTAGGACTGCATTGTACCCAATTAGCAAAAGAACCATTCCTATAATTTAATTGAGCAGACGGAATATATTCTCCATTTTCATTAGCATATGATTCTTTGAACTTCTTCTTCAAGGCAGGAGCAAACAAGTTAATGTCTACATCTCCATTAAGGAAATAGTTAATATCAAAGTCATATAATAATTGACTACAATTAAAATATCCAGTCAACATACAATTCTTTTGTGGCATCATTTGTAATGAAAACTTTTCATTTCTACGAATTTTGCCTTCATCACTATCAATATCAATAGGACTATTTAAGTCTTCATGTGAATCTCTAAACCATGTATAACACGTTTCAGTTCTTAACATTTGCTTAACAACTTTATCAAATTCTGTTTTATAGTCAAAGTTATCAAGAAACTTATGAACCCTTTTAATATCATCTTTATATTCTTTTGAATTATAATCACTTGGATTCTTAATGTTTTTACAAGTGTAAGACAAATCAAAAGAAAGTAGTCCACCAAAATATCTTAAAGTCTTAGCATAAATCGCATCCCAAATTTCCATAAATTCAGAATATGATGCCAACGAGCCATAATCATAAGGTGCGGTTTCTAATGCTTTAGATAATTTTTCTTGTGTTGGTTTTTGACCATTGTTATTTAAAGCAAGTAAGTTTTGGTTTTGAGAGAAAGGAGTGTAAAATCCATACCCACCAAAGCCATTATATAAACCTTGAGCAAATTGTAGCACTTGGTCTAACTCTTGCTCAGAAAGGTATTCTTTATGTTCCATGTCGGACATTTTTCTCCTTTCTATTCTGCTAACCATTGCCAATCATCAAGATTGACTTCATCATCATTATTTTCATTCTGTTCTAATTTGTTTATGATAAGAGAAGATACATAATTTCCATAAGCAAAAGAAACAATAATATCCTTAGTCCCACTACGAGGTTCAGACAAATGAACTTTACCATTTCTCCAATCTTGAGAAAGATTTATCGCTTCATTTATTAAAGCCATAGTCATAACATAAGGTAATCTTATTCTCATTTTTTCTTCGTCAGTTAAAGTAAAATATTCCTTTGTTTCTTCAAATTTTTGCTCAAATTCTATATCTTCAATAAGTAAATCTATTTCTTCGTCCCTTAATTTTTTTTGTAGGTCTAACCACATATTATTGTTTAACTCTTCCGTACCAATCATAGGTATAATACATGGAATAGCTTGTGGATCTACTGTCCTAGATTTTAAATCATCAAGTTTTTGTTGCGTAGAAGTTTGATAAGCATTTTCAAGAGCTATAGTAAATCCATGTTCATTCCAATCATGTGAATTTCTGTTTAGATGTTCTCTTGGTTTTGTTAAGTCCGTATAACAAACTTCCCCACCATTCCTTAAATCTAAAACTATATAATCCGCTTGATAATCCCAAAACATCTCTCTTATCTTTAAATCCATACCATATGAATCACTTGCTTGATGAGTTGTAATATAATCTATGATTCTTCTATACTTTCCATCTTTTTTTATTAAAGAGGTGCACCCAATAACACTTTGGTCGTTTTCTTCTTTACCAGTTGTATTAGAAAAAGCAAAGTCAATCCAAAGTAATCGTATTTCATTTTCTTGTTTCTTACGATTCTTTAAATCATTTCCTTCATATATATCATTGATAGTAGGAAATTTATATGCTTTTCTATATACTTGATTTTTCTTTAATAAATCATGGCTAAAGAACGCATTTTCGGCTTCTCCAACCATTTCATTCAAATCTTCCATCCTAAAGTCAAGTTCGCCACTTGTCTTTTTAGACTTAAAATAGTCCGATATGGTCTTTAGACCAAAACAAATAGATAAGAAAATATCCCCAGCAAAAAAATTATAAGGTATTCTTGTATTTGTATAACATTCTTGTACTACTGTTTTGAATGTATTCCAAAACCATTCACTTTTAAAACGAGCAGATGTAATATATACAGATTGACATTCTTCAATCCATCTTTTGTCACCAGCATATTCGGGTAACGTTAAAAATATTGCTTGTCTAGGGTGAGCCATTTTTTCAAATACAGAGTCAATGATACCTTTTTTAAGAAGTCTACATTCTTCGTATATAAGAAGTGTTGCACGACCACCTCTAGCTGAATCTGTGGCAGG